TTATGATTTCCTGAACATATCTCCTTTTCCAAGTAGTAACCAGTCTGATGATACATTGAAATCTTTAATCAGGGGAACTAACCATGATACTTGAAAGTGCCCTTTATTATAATCTCTTTTTTGGGCATAGAAATTTGACTTGTCAATACCATATAGTCGACAGTATGTCCCTTTTGCCTTTAATTTCTTCATGGCGATAAGCGCATCAATCGCTGCAAAAAAGCGACTGATTATAGCAATCGTATCATCCGTATATACTCTGGTTCTACTCATTGTTGTTGTTTTCTGTATTTCCTTTGTTTAGTCTCAATCCCGTTTTAGCATTGAGAGGGGAAACGACTTTTTTTCCGGTTTCTTCTTCCAGTTTTAATCGTGCTTCTCGTGCAATGTTCCCGCCACGACGTGCAACGTCTATGTGTTCGTTGAATGTTTCAGGGTCGGAAGTCTCTGATATCTGTTTGGTAGATAGTTCTGCAAGCATATTGAGTACAAGTTCCGTGTTAGTCATATTATCTCGGAGATTCTCTTTTTTCAGCCCTTTGAACTTCTTATATTCTTTAGATGTCTTTCCGGCCCATGTTTGATAGATGATGTCTGTCAATGTGGCGAATTGTACACCTTCCTGCAAACCGTGTCGCTTCCATTCGTCGGTCAAGTCTTTGCGTATCTCAATACTTTTAAGACGTTGGTTAATCCAATTGTCGGAATATCCCAGTGCTTTATACTCCATCATAGCCCGATTAATAGTTAGCTCCGGGTCCTGCATTTCGTCCAAGCGTTCTTTGGCTACTTGAGCAATCCAAAGTTTGAAAGGTTCAGCTTTGGGCGAAGGTATCGACTGGATGAGACGAAACAGTTGCTGTGTTGTTGCTACATCTGTTTTATATAATTTTCCATCGGAAGCAGGTAGTTTCAGTTGTCCGATTTCTTCGGACAACTGACTTCCTTCGGCTTTTAATTTTCGTTTTAAGTCTCCCCAGTATTTACGAGGACGGTCACTACCTGTTAATATCTCTATGACATCGACAATAGAAAAATACCATTCTTCAGTTTCGTCATCCCAAACGGTACGGACTTTTTTTTCTTCGAATATTTTGATAGTCTCTTTCTTTGTCATATCTGAAATCTTATATATTGCAGATCGCTTTTAAGGCGCTCTAAAGAACTTACATCTTCTCCGGCAATAACAGCCCGGTCGATAGCCTTACTAATTGTGGTGATACCGTCGGATAACGCGACATCATCTTTATGTCCTGTTGCTGTATATGCGGCAAAGGAACTTTTTAGTAAGTCGATTGTGTAGCGATTGTAGTCCATGTGGAATTTATTTTTTGTCATAAAATGAGATAATATCTTTTAGTTGTTGGGAGTAGTTAAATATGTCATCCAAACACTTGATTTCATGTTTTGTCTCTTTTTTGTTTTCATCGAAAGTCGCAATGTATTTTTTGGTTAGTCCATTGAAGTACATTCGACAGATAGGTTTTCTGTTGTTATCATCAAGTAATACTGCAAAATAAGTTTGTGCGTCCCGATATACCACTCTTGAAATATCAATAAATGGTCGAAGGATTGATTTTACAATAATATAGCTTTCTATTTCTTCTTCAGTGGTTATTATTTTATTGTCACTACCATCTTCTGTGGCTTGTTCTACGTTGGATGGAACACTCTTTTCTTGAGAAGAAACAGTCTCTTCTGTATTGAGAGCTGATTTTAATCTTTCAGATATCAAATCGTTTATATATGTAGATATTGATTTTTTTGTCAAAGATGTAAATTGCTCCAATAACTTAGCAGTAATAATTCCATCATAAACCTGTTTGGCAAAATACTTGACAAAATCAGGTGAAGGGTTTACAAATTCTTTAGCCAAAATAGCTTTTAATTCACCTGTGTATTTTAACTCATTTGCAGAACTAAGGACATTATCAACATCAAAGTATGATTTATGGAATTTTTTTAGTTCTTCTATTTGATTGTCCTTTAAGTCTGTAATATCCACTTCTAAGAATGGTTTTTCATCCATTTTGTTCGGCTCTATTAAGTCTGTGTAAAAGCGATATGTGATACCATTTGTCAATATCCCAAATTTGGCTTTTGAGACATTGAAGTAGCGAATTAATTGATTATCATGTAAGTTTAAATCCTGTGCCCAATGTTTACATTCTATCAATAAAATGGGTTCTCCTTCTTTTATAATGGCATAATCAATCTTTTCTCCCTTTTTCATAGCAATATCACATGTCATTTCGGGAACGACTTCTAACGGGTTGAAGACATCGTATCCCAAAACATTGATAAATGGCATTATAAAAGCATTTTTTGTAGCTTCTTCCGTTAATATATTGTCTTTCAATTTTAGAACACGTTCTGATAATTGTTTGATTGCGTCTTTAAAATCCATGATATTATAGTATTAAGTGATTATTTTTAGTATTTAGGTACAATATAAACTATCCCACTAATTCTGATCCGCTTGCATCGGCACATGAGGCATCTCCTTTGTTTTGGACAAGACCGGCTTCCCTTTCTTCCAGCAAGCGTATTAAGGACCCATTCTGCCGAATGAGTTCTGCGTTCAGTTCGTCATGTCGCTTACGTTCTTCGTCATGTCGTTTGCGCTCTTCAATGATGGACTCCACAAACTCATAGGGGATTTGGGGTTTGTTATTTTTACTTTCTATTTCTTTTTCGAAGAACATAGAAACAGAAATATTTAGTTTCTGTGCAATTAATTCAAGAGTTTCAATTTTGGTTGAGTTTTTGCGTATTAATAATTGTAAAGCCTGCTCTGTCATGCCTAACTCATTTGCAAAATCTCTTATAGAAATTTTCCTCTCTTTAAGTAAGTCTTTTATAATTAAAAGATTAGCCATTAATTAACAATATTTGTGAATTAAAATGCAAACTAAAACTTTCTATATAGAAACTAAAACTTTATATTTGCACCTGTAACGATTATAACAGTTACAAAAATAGCTCAAACGAGATTGTGGAACAAATAAATAGGTAAGAAAATGGAAAAAATGACATTGGGATGCTATCAGGGGTTTGTTAAACGTTCAAGTTTAAGTTGGGTAGGTCTGGTTCACAACAAGGAACCTCCGGTGGGGAATATCCACCTAATTGCCGTTTTAACACAACACGATTATGGCATAAGTAGATTAAGTGTCTCTTAACACAACACGATTATGACAAAGTAGGGAGGACTGGGAGGAAAAAAATAGAGACACTCGAAATTCACATTCCAAGTGTCTCTTTAACACAACACGATTATAACACAAGTGTTACAATCGAGTGCTGCAAAGATAAGCAGATTATTTTTACAGACAATGCTTCGAGGTGAAAAAAGCAATGTCTGATAACACAACACGATTATGACAACAGGTGAACCGCCTGTATCACCTCCAGGCGGTTCTTTTAACAAATTAAATGATGAGAACGATGGAAAAGGCAACATTAAACCAGTCACTGCGGGACATCTATTTTTCTTTGGACAATACGCCTCCTAAAAAGGCTTTTATCCAGAGAATAGCCAGAGCCACAAAACGTTCTGAATCTGCGGTTAGATGCTGGATTTCCAATGCGTATGAACCTGATGATTTGGCAAAGGAAAAGCTTGAACAAGAGCTGGGAGTCCCTGCCAATGTATTGTTTCCTGGTAACAAAGGGGAGAAAGCAGTATGAAGCCGATAGAATTCTATACAACACCGGAGGGAGAAGTCACGATTAGGGAACAGGGTTGTGCCGAAAGGAACCTGAAAGAGTCTGATATTGATTTTATTCAACGTTTTCTTGAGGTGCTGGAAGAGTTCTACCCAGAAGCCTATAATGATCTTCGCGAGGCTTATGCCAGATATGATGGTAATAGGACTTACCGGGATTTCTTGGCTGTTCGTCGATTTATCAAGTGCAATTTTGGATTGTATGATAATATGGTTGATGTAGATGAGAATTGGAACTTTCATTTTGAGTTTGTTGGTTGTCCGCTAAGGGGGGAATGTAAAGGTTTCAATGTTATCTGTAATCCAAAGTTTAACAGTAAATTGTCGGATAGACAGCTTGAGATAATGCGGTTATGCTACGAAGGAGTTCCAGATAAAGAGATAGCAGACCGGATGTTCCTCTCTACTCATACTGTGATCAACCACCGTCGTAACAGCTTTAAAAAATTGGGTGTTCACTCAATGGCGGAATTCAACCGGTATGCAGTGGACAAAGGATTATTTAGAACGAATGATTAACATATAACACAACACGATTATGGACACATCAAAGAATACTAACAATATTGCCGGTTGGGAAATAGCAGTAGCTTTTATTCTCTGTTTTATTACCATTGCTATTCAACACTATTTTACCAGTTTCTGGGGATGTTTAGCTTCGGCCTTTTTCCTCTTGATAGATGCGGCTTGGATTATAAACATGGGACGATTAAAAAGGGAAAGCCATGACGGACAAAGCGTATCTGATTAAGAATATGTTGATGTACCAAGCCGAACTTGGAGCTGCGGTACAGCGCAAATATGATCATCCAGCATTGGACCTAATTACTCAACGTGAAGCTTTCTTTTTTTTGAAAGAACGGGATACTGCCTATGGTGGTGAGTTCACACATGGTCAGGCATGGGTTAAAAGAATGACGAGAGAAGGCAAGTTGAATCCGAAGCGTCGGGGGAAAAGTGATAACTCTCCGTTGATGTATTCTAAGGCCGAGATGATTGCCTTATGGAATGCGGAGTATATGGAGATAAACGAGATATTTAGAGGAATAAAATTATAAAAGAGATATGAAAGTAGTCTATAAATATCCTTTAGCATTAGAGGACAAACAGACGATAGAGATACCAATTAGTTCTCAAATATTATGTGTTCAAACACAGTTTAATAAACCTTGCATTTGGGCTATAGTCGATCCTTCTTTACCTTCTAAGGAAATAAAGATTGAAATCTATGGAACAGGTGGAAGTATTACAAATCCATATCCTGATCATTTACGGTATATTGGAACATTCCAAATTAATGGTGGATATGAAGTATATCATGTGTTCTTGAATGAATTAGTGCAGGTTCCAATTAAATAAAAAATTATGAAACTTACAAAAGAAGAAGATCAAGTAGTTTGCAAGTTTTTAAAGGATATTGCGGATGAAGGTGGGGAACAGCTATTAAAGTTAACTATGTTTATGTTGCTTAAATGGTCGGAAGAAGCCATTAGAGTAAATGCGGGTGAAATTGCATTAGCTCAGGTGATCAATCACAAAGGCGAACAATATAATACCCGAATGACTATCCAATATTCAAAGGTAGGGGAAAAAACTCTTGAAGAGCGGGCTTATGAGTTTGTGGACTGTATGCTTTCTACTGGAACAGATAATTGCGATATTCGGGAAAAGCTAAAGAAAGCCGTATTAGCTGGGTATAATTTACACCGTGAAGATTTTGACGACAATTAGGTCCGATTTTTCAGTTTTGGAGAAAAACATTTATAAACTAATATTTAATACAGCACGATTATGACAACAATTAGAGTAATGAAGTTGGTTCTTGTCAACTTCAAAGGTCAAAAGCATTTGGAAGTTAATTTTAATCCGGATGTAACTTATATTACAGGTGATAATTCAACAGGTAAGACAACTATCATGGATGCCTTTTTGTGGGTTCTGTTTGGAAAGGATAGCCAGAACCGGGCGGACTTCAATATTAAGACTCTGGATTCAGAGGGAAAGGCTATCCATAAATTAGAACATGAGGTTACTGCTGTTATTGATGTTGATGGTATTCAAACGACATTCCGGCGTTGCTATAAAGAAAATTGGGTAAAGAAGCGCGGAGCTGTCGAACCTGTTATGGATGGTCATAGTGTAGATTATTTTGTAGATGATGTACCGCTTGGGAAACGTGAATATGACCGTCGTGTATCCGATATTTGCCCAGAAGCACTTTTCCGACAGATAACTAATCCTGCCTATTTCCCTTCATTAAAAATGCAGGATCAGCGGGTTATGTTGTTTGATATTGCAGGGAATATAACTAATGAAGATGTTTTGAAAACTCTGGTTACAGATGAAAACAAAGATGTTTATGCTCCTCTGGTTGAAGCATTGAATTCCCGCAAATCATTAGATGACTTCAAAAAGCAGACCGTATCGCAGAAAAACTTAATCAAAAAAGAGGTATCAGATATCCCTGGTCGTATTGAGGAAAACAACAGGAATATGCCGGAAGCGCAAGATTGGGAGGCTATACGTGCTCAAATTTCAGTGAAAAAAGCACAGATACAGGATTATGATGCTCAAATAGCGGATTTTTCCAAGGCGGCAGAGAATGTATCTGCTCATAAAAGCTCTTTGCGTACGCAGATTAACGACAAATTGAACCGTATTGATGTATTAAAGCGGGAAGTTCGAAAGGCTGCGAATGAAGAATATGAAACCTGGTATTTGTTGTTGCAGGATAAAAAAGGTGAACTATCACGCGCTGAAAGTAAGGTTAACTCTCTTTCCGGTACTATTGAGTATCAGAAAAAAGAGGTGAATGTTTTACATCAACAAAAACAGGAGCTTTTGACGGTTTATCGTCAGTTACAAAGTGAAGAGTTTTCTATCAATGAAGATGAATTGGTATGTCCTACTTGTGGTCGCCAGTTTGAAGGGGATGAGTATATTTCCCGGCTTGAGCAGATGAAAAGCGGTTTCAATAACAGGAAAACAACGAAAATAGAGGCAAATGTTAATGAAGGAAAACGTTTGGCCGGACGTATCTCTAAAGCCGAATCGCTTATTTCCGAAACAGAGCAAAAATTGTCCGAAACAGTGAAGTTGAAAGATGATCTGCAAAGAGAGATTGAGCAGATGGAAAACCATAAACCGGAGCAGGTTCGACTAGAAGATACAGAAAAATTACTTTCCGAAAATGCAGAATATCAATCCTTGCAAAAGCAGATAACGGAATGGAAAGAAGACTTGAATAAACCTTATTCTGTTACTGATACCTCTGATTTGATGAGTAAGAAAAATGCTCTTCAACTTGAAATTGATTCTTTGAATAGAGAACTTGCCAAAGAGGACCAGATAATTCGTACAACTAAACGTAATGAAGAACTGGAACAACAATTACGTTCCATGCAACAAGAGATTGCCGACTGTGAGCAGATTGAAATGAGCATTCTTGAATTCATGAAAGCTAAGGTTTCAATGGTTGAGCAACGGATTAATTCAACGTTTTCTTATGTTAAGTTTAAGATGTTTGACAAACAAGTTGATGGAACGGAATATGATACCTGTGAATGTATGGTGGATGGAACTCCATACAGTGATTTGAATACAGCAAAGAAAATGAATGCAGGTATTGACATTATCAATGCTCTTTGTCGAGCAAAAGGTGTGACGGCTCCTATCTTTTTGGATAATAGGGAAAGTGTATCAGAGTTGATCCCCTGTCCTTCTCAATTGATAAACTTAATGGTACAGAGAGGTTCTAAATTAACAATCAATTAATATTTAACACGACACGATTATGACACATGCAAATCAAGGGCAAATGTTCGCCCAAAACGGGCAACAGCCCACACAACAAGTACAACAGCCAGCACAGGTACAGCAATCTGTTGCGGTAGCACAAAAAGATGTAGTTGATAACGTTCTGGCTAAGATTACCAAGTTTGAAGAAACTGGAGAACTGGTTCTTCCGTCTAATTATTCGGCAGCCAATGCCTTGAAATCTGCCTGGCTGATTTTGCAAGAGACAGTTGATCGTAATAATAGACCGGTATTAGAAACCTGTTCAAAAGAAAGTATAGCCAATGCTTTGCTGGATATGGTTGTTCAAGGTCTTTCCCCAGTAAAAAAGCAATGTTATTTCATTGCTTATGGAACGAAGTTACAGTTAATGCGTAGTTATCTTGGGACTTTGGCGGTAGCAAAACGCGTTGCCGGAGTGAAAGTAGCTGCTGCAAACTGTGTATATGAAGGTGACAAGTTTGTATATAATATTGACCCGGCAACTGGTTTAAAAAGGATTGTAGAGCATTCTCAGTCGTTGGATAATTTGGATGTGAATAAGGTCAAAGGAGCGTATGCAATACTTGGTATGGAAGATGGTCGGATTGTGGTTGAAATCATGAACATCAATCAAATTAAACAGGCATGGATGCAAGGAGCTACAAAAGGTTCATCCCCTGCTCACAAAAACTTCTCCGATGAAATGGCGAAAAAGACTGTCATAGGGCGTGCTTGTAAGCTGTTGATTGGTATGTCTGATGATGCGGCCTTGTTCGATGAACCGGACGATACTGAAAGAGATACTATTGCAGAACAACGTAATGAACAACTTGCCGATAACGCAAATAAAAAGAAGTTGGGAAATATTGAAGATGCAAAGTTTGAGGAAGTGAAAAATACTACTGATGGGGGACGACAAAACATTTCGACGGTACAGCCTACTCCGGCTCCTGCATCAGTTCAACCGGAAACGAAAGTTAGTCAACCGATAAACGACCCGTATTAATGGCGAAAAACGAATATGTTAGGGACGGCCAGATAACAGACTTCAACGATTTGTTTGAATTGGCAGAAGAGAAGAAGCCTGTTATCTGGGTGACTGGATTTAGAGTAAAAAAAGATTTTGTTCGTCCGGCAGCATTTTTCTTGCAATGGCCACTTGCCAAATTGCGTAACACTCAATTATACAGAGCAAAAAAAATCGAACATGGAACTGAAAGTCTTAAATAGTAATAGTCAAGGAAACTGCTACCTGTTGTTCGGTCGGGATGAGATTTTGATCATAGAGGCAGGCATTAAGTTTAGCGAAGTAAAGAAGGCTCTAAACTATAATATAGGCAATATTGTGGGTTGCCTGATAACTCATGAGCACAATGATCATGCCGGTTACTATTTGGAATATTTGGAATATGGTTTCCCGGTTCTTTCTCCCGAAGCTGTGTGTAAGAACAAAGGAAATATGGCAATGCTTCCGTTCTCTAAAGTAGTACAACCAGGCAAGGGCTACAAGGTTGGTAATTTTAAGGTTATCCCTTTCGAAGTACAGCATGATGTTCCTGCTTTAGGATACCAGATCGATCATCCGGATATGGGTAGGCTCGTATTTCTCACTGATACGTTTTATTGTGAATATACGTTCGATAATGTTACTACCTGGCTGATTGAAGCGAATTATGCGGATGACATTTTGGATAGGAATATAGCAGACGGGCGTATGCCGCCATCTATGCGCTCTCGGTTACTAAAGTCCCACATGGAACTTGAAACAACTAAAGGCATATTGCGGGCAAATGACTTGACGAATACGCAGAATATCGTACTCATTCATTTGAGCGACGGTAATTCTGATGAAACAAGGTTTGTCAGGGAGATTGCCGGATTGACGGGAAAGCCGACAATTGCGGCAAAAAAAGGTGTTGAACTATGGATAGGCAAATTACCCTATTGAAATGAATACGATTAGGTTTGAAAAGGTAAATGGAGTCTTGCATGCTAAGGCTTTGACGCTGGCACTTTCTTTGCTCGGCAATGGTATTTATGCAGCCACAATAAAAAAGGTCAGAAAGCCGCGCTCAAATGACCAGAACGGCTATTTATGGGGTTGTGTATATCCGTTGATGCTAAGAGGGCTTATAAATGCAGGTTGGGAGTTTACGAGTGATGCACAGGTACATGAATATTTCAAAAAACTGTTTACTGCAGAGCAGGTGGTTAACCGAGATACAGGGGAAATAATCGAGTTTCCTTCATCCACAGCATTAATGGATACCCTAACCTTTAAAACCTATACGGATAAGTTAAGAGAATACGCATTTGAATACCTGGGGATGGATATTCCGGAACCGGATAAATATTGGAAGTTACATGAAAAACGTACCTGACTACATACTGAAAGAGTTGGTTCGATTGCTTCCTGTGCTGATTGATAATATTGATGTTGATGGAAGGAATACCCGGTTGTACAATGCAGTAAGATTAGTCAAAATATTGATAAAGAAAATTTCAAAAATAATTGATTATGGCAGATAAATCATGGTTTCAGTGTAAGACACATTATCAGAAGATGGCTGATAATGGTTCGGAAAAAAGAGTGAGTGAAACTTATCTCGTGGATGCCTTATTATGGGGCGAAGCAGAGACCCGTATAACAAAAGAACTTCAACCGTTTGTAAAAGCCGGAGAAGAATTATTTATTGATGATATTGCCCGTTTCCCCATTGATCGCATTCTGGAAGAAGGAGCTACCGAACTTGATGATCGATATTATAAGGTTGTACAGGCATTCATTACTGTTAATGAGGACACAGGGGAAGAAAGACGGACTAATTACAAGTATTTGGTTCGGGCTTCTGATACAGAGCGCGTACAGGAAGTTATGAAGGAATACAATAAAGATTCCATAGGTGATTGGATTATTGTTAGCATTCAGGAGACAACAATAATGGATGTGTATTACTATTCTTCGGAAGGTGCTATTGTTGATATTCTTGATCAGCATTCGGATATATCCCCTGTATGTCATTTGTACAGAGATCGTTTCAAAGAAAGTGCAGCTGATAAGATTATAATGGGCCAGTGCCGTGATTTTGTAGAACGGCTTTGCGAAAGGGATGGTAAGGCTATCAATATCCGTAAACGTACCTTGGCCTTAATTAAATCAGGTGTTGAGAATAAGTTTGACGAAGAACAGTTGAAGGACTCTATCTATTCGCTGTTATCCCAGCATATACAGTCTGAGTTTTTTAGTTCAGTTATTGCATTCTATCTGGGGTGCTTACAGCATTGGCTCGATTATGTAGAGGAAAATTACAATACTTGGCGTGAGTCATTTATTGATGCTGATACCGGAGAAGCTGTGTGGATTACCAGGGCAGAGAAAAAATAATAATGGTGGTAGGCGGGGAAGCCCGCTTGCCTTTAAACTGATAATTGCATGAAAACATGAACAATTATTTTCCTCATGATAGCAATGCAAGGAATTCCGATAAGCTTATTCCATTAAGGATTAAGAAGGGGGCAGAAGGTTATGGCGTTTATTTTATGATTTTGGAACGTCTGCGTGAGGAACCGGATTATACGAGCATTAAAGATTATAATACATTAGCCTTTGATTTTCGTGTAGGTTCAGACATTGTGAAGTCGGTTGTTGAAGAATTTGGGCTATTTCAATTTACCGAAGATGGTAAGCGGTTTTACTCCGAAGGTTTTACGACGAGGATGCAGAAAAAGGATGAGAAATCAAATAAAGCCAGAGAATCAGCCCGGAAAAGATGGGAAAATAAGCAAACGCATAGTAAACCGGATGCGAACGCATTGCAAACGCAAAGTGAACCGGATGCAAGTAAAGGAAAGGAAACTAAACTAAAGGAAACTAAAGGAGAGAATGAAGATAAGAACATTCTCCCGAATGGATATTCCCAAGAAGATGTTCCAGTTCCTTTGCCAGAATGTAAATCTGCATTGGTAGCAGATATTGCTTGGATGGAAACAATTTGCATGAATAACTATATCCCACCAGAAAAACATCAAGAGAAGTTGGATGAGTTTTTCCGCAAATTGGAAAATGAGAAAGTTACTTATAAATCAGTGAAAGATGCTGTTCAGCATTATTCAAATTGGTTGAAAAATGAATTAAGTAGAGAGCAACGCTATGGACAAAAGATCAAATCAGGCGATAATGGAACTGAAAGAAAACGTAGGATCGTTGAAAAGTTTCAGTCTACCGCCGGAGGAAGTACCGAAACAGGAAAGAGTTCGGAATTTAGTAACCCTGTATGGTGATAAAAAACGGTTTGGGGCTGCATTCAATCCTTCTTTGCAGAAAGCAATAGCTCGGAATTTAGAACGTGCCTATGTCGGTAAAGCTCCAACATTAGCAGTAGTAAAAGAAGCTTTTGGAATTGACCCTGCAGAAGGTTGGATTATGGCGCAACTGGAAGATTTGAATGAATTTGCCGGGGTTGCGGTGAAAATGAGTCCTGGCCAGATGGAAGAAACATCCCGACTTATTTTGCAGGAATATCCGTATTTCAAAGTGACGGAGTTTATGCTATTCATGCATCGCTTTAAATGTGGTAAATATGGGGCGTTGTATGGGGTTGTAGACCCTTTGGTGATAATGCAGGCCCTTTTTCAGTTTGCGTCAGAGAGACGGGATGAATTAGCCTTCTACGAGAACCGTGAACGTGAGCGGAAAAAGCAGGAGGAACGAGAGAAATGGCAAAGTAGCCAAACGGCAATGAGCTATTCGGAATGGAAGAATAGCAAGGAATAATAAAATATTTAGTATATAACACATTAACACAACACGATTATGACAACGATTTTAAAAAACATTGTAGTACCGACAGGTAATATCCTGATCGTACAAGGAGAAAATGGTAGAGAACTGGAATGTCTCTCAATTGGCGACTATGGAAAACATGCCAATATTAAAGCTGATTTTCTTGGATTATCCGATGAAATTAACGGTGTAAAGGCTGATACCATTATGCCTCTGACAGAAAAGTGGGTGATTACAATCTCGACACAGTACGGTTGTTCGATGCGTTGTAAGTTTTGTGATGTGCCGAAGGTCGGACCTGGCTATAATGCGACAAAACATGACTTATTGATGCAAGTAGAGGCAGCATTGAGTCTACATCCGGAAATTACCGAGACAAAACGCCTGAATATCCATTATGCCAGAATGGGAGAGCCAACATTTAACTGGGAAGTTCTTCATGCTACAAGAGAGTTGAAAAATTTAGTTAGTTTGTATCTGGGTGATAGTCTCATTCATCCCGTAATATCGACGATGATGCCGGAATATAATGGCTATCTGATGTCTTATTTGCTTGAGTGGTGTGAATTGAAAAATGTAGTTTTCAATGGCGACGCAGGTCTGCAGCTCTCGATCAATTCAACCAATGACAAAGAGCGCGAAGATATGTTTTCCGGAAATACTAAGTCTCTTAGTAAGATTTCCGATATCGCAGATAAGTTGCCGGACCCGGTCGGCAGAAAGTATGCTTTGAATTTTGCATTATGTGGTTATGAGGTTGATGGTGAAAAATTGGCAAGCCTATTTGACCCTAATAAATTCATGTGTAAGATAACTCCTATGCACGAAACTTCTGCGTGTAAAGAACGTGGCCTGATCACAGCTGATGGGTATAACTACTATTATCCATATCGGGAAGCAGAAGAGAGCTTAAAGGCTGCAGGCTTCGATACGCTAGTGTTTATTCCTTCTCAGGAAGAGGACGAAAGCCGTATTACTTGCGGAAATGCGATATTGTCTGATAAAAAATGCGGTAAGTTATGGTAAGTCTATTGTACATTGACCTGTTTTGTGGTGCCGGGGGCACTTCGACGGGAGTTGAACTTGCCAAAGATGAAAACGGCCAGAAGTTGGCTAAGGTCATTGCTTCCGTAAACCATGATGCGAACGCAATAGCATCGCATGCCGCAAATCATCCGGATGCATTGCATTTTACCGAAGATATCCGGACGTTGGAACTTAAACAAGTAGCATAGTATGAAAATTAATGTTTTTAGGACTCAGGCAAAGATCGGCTCTACGGTCCGATATAAGGGGAAGGTATATATACTTGCCGATCTGGATAAAAATAATAATACCGTATGCCTTTATCCGCACACATGGATAAGATGTACGGAGGTTGAACTATTAAAGCCGTAGATATGACAAAGGGCGAACTTCATGCACGTATCAGCCGGATAAATACGAAGCTGGACGTAAGTATACGCAGGAAAGATTATTACACTGCTGTAGCCCTTGTGCAGAAAAGGGCTGAATATATGAGATTGTTAATCAGTAAAAAGTAGTTAACATGGATAGATTGAAATACAAAATAAAAGAACATGTTTTTGTGCTTGTCAATGGTGTAATTAAAGATGGTTATGTCATCAGTCGTACTGAAACTATTACTGGTATCCCTTGCTATAAAGTCTCATTCATTGATGAGGACTATGCAATAAAAGAACAGGTGTTTTTGGAGGAAGATTTGCATTCTTCAATCCCTATGTTATTTGCAAAATTGGAAAATGAATATATGGATTCACTTAGAGATTATGAAAATAACGACCCGCTTAATTTTCTGATCAAAGAGTGTTCTGATAAATACGGTGTGTGATATGAATATGAATGTTATTTATAATTCAGAATGCCTATTCGGTCTGGAACGTTTACCGGACAATTGCGTAAATTGTTGTGTAACATCACCTCCATATTACGGATTGCGAGACTATGGAAATGACGCGCAGATAGGGCTTGAAGCGACACCGGAAGAATATATTAAAAAGTTAGTGAAAGTGTTCCGGGAGGTTCGAAGAGTGTTAACGGATGACGGTACTCTTTGGGTGAATATTGGCGATAGCTATGCCGGTTCCATGAAAGGCGCAGCTCAATTTCCAGACAATGCGATGAATTATAAGCAGGGAACAAACCGGGGAATACTTGGTAAGGCTACATTAGTAAAACAATGTACAAACTGTAAGCCAAAAGATTTGATCGGTATTCCTTGGATGCTTGCGTTCGCGCTTAGGGCAGACGGTTGGTATTTGCGTCAGGATATTATTTGGAGCAAACCTAATCCGATGCCGGAGAGTGTTCGAGACCGTTGCACTAAATCCCATGAATATATCTTCCTGTTGAGTAAGTCCCGATCGTATTACTTCGATGCTGATGCTATAAAAGTTCCGGCACGTGAGTCTACAATCCGCAGAATAAAGCAGGATGTCGATAACCAAGTAGGATCCTCTCGTTCGCTGAAAGCAAACGGCAACATGAAAGCTGTTATTGGTGGCCGCAAAAGGAACTTTGCTGACATGCCGGAAGATGACCCGATGTATCGAGCCAATACAAACCGTGAGTATGAATATACGGACAAAGCGAATAAACGTTCTGTCTGGGAAGTAAGTACATCGGCCTTCCATGATGCTCATTTTGCAGTGTTTCCCCCGGCTCTTATCGTTGACTGTATAAAAGCTGGATGCCCGGAAGATGGCGTTGTTCTTGACCCGTTTATGGGTTCCGGAACAACAGCAATCGTTTCACGGAAACTGAACCGCAATTATGTAGGATTTGAAATAAACAAAGACTATGTGCGGTTGGCTGAAAATAGAATAAAAAAAGAGTTAGGAATATTTCAATAACTGAATAGAAATGAAAGTAATAGTCACATTCAGCGGAGGTAAAGATAGTCTTGCGTCTCTGCTTTGGGTACGTAATAACCTAACAAAAGATTTTATCACAGTGTTTTGTGATACTGCTTGGGAACACCCGTTGACTTATCAATATATTGAAGAGATATGCCGACAGCTTGATTTGAACTTTGTCACGATCAAGTCAAAAAAGTTTGATGGAATGGTTGGCTTGGCACAAAAGAAGTCTCGTTGGCCGTCTTCGCAACGACGGTTCTGCACGTCTGAATTGAAAACAATCCCAATGATAGATTACGTCCTTGATGAAATAAACGATGATATTTTGATGATACAGGGTATACGTGCTGCAGAAAGTGCTAAGCGCGCAGAAATGCGAAAACAATGCACCTACTTCAAATATTATGTGCAGCCGTACGGGAAAGATAAACATGGAAAAGACAAATTTCATACTTATCGACGTAAAGACGTGTTGGAATTTAGGTTAAAACATTCTGATGATCTTTTGCGACCTGTATTCGACTGGTCGGCGCAACAAGTGATAGACTATATTCTTGACAATGGATTACAGCCTAATCCTTTATATCGAATGGGTTATAAGCGGGTAGGATGTTATCCATGCATAATGGCTTCGCAACAAGATATGTATAATATTAGTGTTCAAGACCCTAACAGGATTGAATACATTGCAAGCCTTGAACAACAACTAAATAGTAGTTTTTGTGGGCCGGATAAGATTCCATCCAAATACTACAAAGGCTCATATCCGCTTATTGGTGATATCGTTCGCTATGTGCAAGGAAAGCGGTTGACCGGTTCCCTTTTTGACGATGATGATGTAGCAACGAGTTGCATGAGTTATTATGGACTTTGTGAATAAATAATAGAACGATATGACTAAGAGAGAAGCGAAAATATTGGCGTTAAATGTATTTGCTGATAGTGCAGACATTCTTATTGAACTGGATTGTGTATCTGATGCCATCCGTTCAACCAAAGATTGTGATTTGATTAATGTGGCTTTTAATGAACTGGCCACCAGTTTAAAGAAAAGAGCAGATAAGTTGAAAAAAATAATTGAATCATGAAACAGAAAGAAATTGAACATAAATACAATGAAATGGTATCGACAATTGAAGATGCCCAAATGTATGATGGACGTAATACGGTGGATAGATATACCTGTGATATTTGCAATAAAATTATTTTCACCACATACAAAGATAAAGGGGTAACACCTTTCACGATTCAATGTAAAAAATGCGGTGGGACTATGTATCACGACAAGACTTATGCAAAAAGTACAATGCCGAATTTTGTGTATGTCGAAGATTGGGTAAGACCAACGCTTGAACAAACTTTACAAATGTCTGACGGAATGATAGAACACGTGCTTAATGGTGGTTTGATTCTTGAAGATGATTTAATCCATAGAAGTTGCAACAAATGAAATAGGAAGGGGAAGCAAAATGAAGAAAGAAATTGATGCCTGGGTATGGAATCCGGCAAATACGTTATTCAAGCAAAAGAAATCAGAAAAAGCAATCGGTCATATTATCTATTGCGAATGTCCCGAAAAATGCGAGTTGTACGCAAAAGGCAATTGTGTTGCTTTTGACAATTATTGTCCTCATGGAAGTAGAGGTCGGGTTATCGGGTATTCAAGAATGGCAAGTAAATTTCATTCATGGATAAGTGATTTTGAAAAGAAACATAAAGATGTATATAGGTCAAAATTGACACAGCCCAAAAAGTTGGAATATTTTATGGATTTAGTCTATATCCCAATTTCACACTTAGGCTTAAATGAAGATATAGAGTTCGTAGATGGAGGTGGTTATTTTGCAAATAGAAGACCGATTATTAAACGAGAGCATTTCAATGCAGAGTTTATATCCAAGCAAATCGTAAATTTTGTTCCTTACGCTTTGTTGGGAGGAAGAATAAAAGATTATCAAGAGAAAGAAGTACCAAAGTTTCTATTATGGTTAAAACAACTTGATTATGCCTTGTATGAAGAAGTGAAAGAAATACATCCAACTCATCATGGGTTTGAGGCTATGACTAATGTAGGTCGGAAAGCGATACTGAAAACTTTGAATCCGAATATAGGCACATTCAAGGACATACATGGTGGAATATGGACTTGGGATGGTGAATATCTATACTCCAAAAATACACACGCATCTTTCACTCTTATTGAAACAAGGGAAATTCAAGAATGTAGGCTAAAGCCCAATGGAGATGTTGCGGTTAAGGTATGTGATGACGCACAAGTAAATGATAATACAGAGTTTATAGATTGATATGGAAGTAAAGAGCAGAATAATCATTGACGTAGTGAAGTAATATCAGTAAATAATAATTGAACGTATGATAACGAAAAAACAATTTATATCAATCATGGATAAGCTGAAAAAGCAACATGATTACGACCGTAATTTTACTCGGTTAATGGGAGAAGCTTTCCCTGATACTCATCCGCCTATTTACGACAATTCAAAGGTTATGGATGCCGCAATTGAGTCGTTGAAACTACATTTCGAGGGTGATGATACAATAGAATGGTGGATATATGAAACGAATTTCGGAAAAAAAGACATGTACATTCTTTATCATGGGAAGAAACTCTATTTCAGAACTTCTGGTAGTTTGTATGATTATTTGTCGGGGGTATTAGTGGATGAAATGCGTTTGCAAGGCTTAATAGATAAGATCAAAGCTGGTGGGAAACCTACTTTGACGGGATTTGTATTGACCTCGGAGATCGTTGAGGAGTTGACCCCTTATGTACAGGATAAAGATTTTTTGAAAAGTTTAATATCAAGAGTTCCCAAAAAATGAGAAAGAAAAAAGAAAACATGAGAGTCTATGTGCTTATGCTCTCAAAAGAGTTCCCGAAAGATCATCCGAAAGCCGGACAGCCGACACGCTTTCGGTGCAAGTTCCTTATGGGACGGAAATTTAGTGAAGCCTGTACATGGGCCTGTTCTTATGATGGAACGGAAAATACTCGAAGGAGTTGTTCTCGGAATGCAATTGTTGAAGATGGTAAATTATGGAATTTCCCTAAAATACATACCATTCGTACTAATTTGGAACGTTGGATGAAGATTATGCAGAAAGTTCAAGAGGGGAAGGCTCTTATTTCTGTTCGTCAATGGAAAGGTAGGCCATACGAAAAAGGAAATGTTCAGGTTGAAATAGCCCGATTGGGAAAAGATGATGGAGTAGGACTACAAACATTGAGTGTCATGGAGTACACCGATGCTGACGATGGGATAAAACGTGCTGTTTATTGTATCGACGGAAAACCAATGCCGATGCTTACACTGAAACAGATCGCAGAGAACGACGGGCTAACAGTTGAGGACTGGAAAGCATGGTTTACCGGAATGACATTTGACAAGCCGTTGCCGATTATTCACTTTACAAGTTTCAGATATGGCGGACAAGAAGGATGATGGATTGAAGTTGACCGGTCCCGAATTGCAGGTCGAACTCCTGAAAAGGATGGGTTACAGGGAAGAGTCCCGAAAGTGTGAAAATTGTAAGCATTATGTAGGGGTTTATGGTACTACTTCTGAATGCTTACTGATACCTATTATGCAAATGAAAGTGAGTGGTGAAGGTTATTGTGACTATCACAAATTTAATGGTGAAAGCAAATAGAATTTTGGGAGGGGGGACTATAGGGGGGAGGGGGCTTTTCTAACTCCCTTCCTTCTTCTGTAAAATAACTGATAAAAAGTAGTGAAAAATATGATTGTAGGAAATAGAAAAAAATACAACTTGGTTATTGGAATTGATACCGGGGTTCATACAGGAATTGCTACATGGAATGTGGCTTCAAGAAAGTTTGAATTGATAGCAACGACTTCTATACACAAAGCGATCATGTATGTGCAAAGTATGTTTGACACACATGGATGTAAAGTGTTGGTTCGTATTGAAGATGCTCGTCTTAGAACATGGTATCAATCGAATTATAAATCGAGGGATGAGGAAAGAAAGATGTTGCAGGGTGTTGGTTCAGTTAAACGGGATGCCAAAATATGGGAAGACTTTCTAACTGACATTGGAATACCTTTTGAAATGACGCATCCAAAGAATTCCGTAACAAAACTCAATGATTTGTCATTTAGGAAGTTGACGAAATATAACAAGCGAACCAGTGAACATTCAAGAGATGCTGCTATGCTCGTATTTGGTTATTAACCAATCTTTTCACAATTAAAAAGAGGTTTAATAAACCATGTTTGTATATATTTGCCAAACAGTTACAAATGTTACATCATAAAAATTAGTTTGGCAAATGGAAAGTTTAGAGACTTATCAAGGTTGGTTGTTGATCGCTGGTTATTTTGCAGCGATGATTGTACTGGTGTTATTCCTTCGAAAACGAGAAAAGACAAAAGAGGAATTTTTGGTTGCGAATCGATCTATGCCGTGGTTACTCACGGCTTTTTCAATGGCTGCAACCTGGGTGTGGGCTCCGTCGATGTTTGTTGCATCGGAGAAAGCATACACACAAGGTATTGCCGGGGTGTTCTGGTTTGTTGTTCCGAATGTATTAACGTTAATTTTGTTTGCATTTTTCGCTAATAGGATGAGGAAGTTACGACCGGAAGGTTGGACGTTCTCGGATTATATACGTGAAAAGTATTCGAATCGTTGTCATACGCTGTATCTGATTGAATCGTTCGGTCTACAGACGATGAGCTTTGCGGTTCAACTTTTGGCTGGGGCTACTATCTTCTCAAAGATTACGGGTATATCGTTTACTGCAACAACTGTTGTAATGGCGGTATGCCCGTTGATATATACTTTTACTTGTGGCATACGAAGCAGCATAATAACAGACTTTTGGAAAATGCTCTGGATCGTGATTGTCCTGCTGGCCGGATTACCTATCATGCTATCGAATGCTGAACCGGACACGTTGATAAAAGGTCTGGGAGGTATTACCGGTAACTTCGGTCGTTTATTCTCTGATACAGGGATAATGGTTGCCCTGTCGTTCGGTATCCCTACAACTATCGGTTTATTGTCCGGTACGTTCGGTGATCAGATGTTTTGGCAACGGGTTTTCTGTGTTAAAGTTGACAAGGTAAAAGAAACGATGATTGCGGCCGCTGTGATATTCGCCGTCGTCCCTATTTCTTTGTCCGTATTTGGCTTTATCGCATCCGGTGCAGGTATTTATATGGCCGACACACAACTTGTCAATGTGGGGGCTGTAATAGCCTTTTGTCCGAAATGGTTCCTGTACCTGTTCTTCGTCCTGATATTGGCCGGATTAATATCAACGGTAGACAGCATTATTTGTGCCGTTAGTTCGGTTGCCGGACATGATGTAGTAACCCGTTTATCTCTTAATGAAAAATGGCATGAAAGAATACAGAACAACACTTTGTTATTTATCCTTTTTGCGAATGAGGTACACACAGCTCGGTTCGCTATGATAGCCGTTACGGTAGCTGCTATCCTAATAGCAAACATTCCTGGTTTGACAATCCTGTATCTTTTCCTGCTATATGGTACGCTCCGGTCATCGGTGATGTTACCGACAGTGTTCGCGATACTGGGTAAGCGGATGACGGAGAAAGGTTTGTTCTACGGTATTCTTACAAGTATGGTGGTCGGGCTTCCGGTATTCGCTTATGGAAACCTGGTTGGTAATATTCCTCTGATCGTAGCCGGTTCACTTTTTACTATCCTTGCATCTGGGGTGATAGCATTGGATTATAAACGGCATTTAAAGCCGGGGCCAATAGAGTTAAAGATTGTGGTGAGGAATGTGGATGATTTGAATTATAAGCTGGATAGATTATTGAGAAAGATGCGGGATGCTCGCGCTGAGTTGCAAGAACTTAATAAGGCTTATGATGAATTGAACGGTAAGAATTTAACGATTAGTGTTGAAACAGAAGATGAAAAAGTTAAGTAAAACAGAGAAGTACATTATCGCCATATCCGACCCGGAAGAGTACAATGTATTCGTGTGTCCGGAGCATGGTGTTTATGCGATAAGAAAGGGTGATAAGAATAACACTGCATGTTCGTATTGCCAGAAGCAAGGGGAAAAGCTGGACAACCAGCAGGATTTATTCAATCAGTACAGAAAGGAGTTGACGCTATGCGACAAGTAGTATTCGTTTTATTGCTGGCTGTTCTGGTTATTTCCGGGACACATGCACAAGTCTATGACGGTATTACGCAACCAACGCGGTTCCGGCTGTTTATGCCGGTCACTGCATCATTGGAAGGGAGAGGAACAACTGTCGCTCCTTTTGTCGGTTATCGGGCAGATGTTACCGGCTGGCTTTCGTTTACTCCGGTCTTGCAATACAATATGTCATCCGAAGCAGTTACCGCCGGTATGTGGGTGAATGCCAGCTATCGGAAGCGGTTCTACTTGCTTGCCAGGTCAATGTATAACACAAAAGTCAGATTGTTTACCGAAACATTGTCCGGTACCGTAAAACTCCCGGCTGGCTTTATGATAGATGCAACCTGGGACAACATGTATAACGGTCGATCCTTTTGTGATGGTGACCGTTTGCAGGTGGTTGGCGGCTGGGATTATCGCCGCATTGTGGTTAATGCCGGGTACTCGCTTCGGTCGTGTTCCGGCTTTGTAGCAAATCTCCGGTTTAAAGTAACTCAATACAACTGGCTGCAATTTAAGTATGACCAGGGGAGCGAGTCGATAAGTGTATCAATGGCTTTGCAATTCAATTGACTATGTTAGGGCAGAAGAAAAAAGTAACCAACGAACAATGGGAGGCGTTATTCCGGAACATTGGCAACATTGTTTCTAAGGCAGAAATAGATAATGCAATTGATACCTGTGTTGATGAACTGAAAGCTGCATCAAAGGGCAAACGGGTAGGCTTTGCCTGGTCTGGAGGAAAGGATAGTATTACCTTATACTTTCTCTGCAAGGAAGCCGGTATTATCAACGGTGTGTGGGGTAAAACTCAATTGGAGTATCCAGCCTTTGAACGGTGGTGCTATGCGAATAAGCCTGATGGTGTCCGAGTGTATGACATGGGGCTTAACCTTGTTTGGCTAAGTAAGCATCAAGGACTGTTGTTCCCGGCTAATGGGCCGACGGACGATAAATGGATGCCAATCACATACTGGAAGGCACAGCAACAGTTTTATGACAATGAGCGGCTGGATATGTTGGTATTGGGACGCAGGTTGAAGGACGGGAATTTTTGCGGAAAGAATAAGTTCCATGTATCGAAATCGAAGGTGTCATATAATCCGATGGCGTTCTGGTCCCATGAATATGTTCTGGCTTTAATCCACTACTATCATTTGCCGCTGCCGCCAATCTATCAATGGCCGGAAGGTTGGGTATATGGAACGCATGAGTGGGCCAGAAGGAACTTGAAGCACCACACCGTAAATGAGGTATGGGATGCAATCTATCAAATAGACAAATCAATAGTTTATAATGCTGCTGGGTATATCCCGTCGGCACGTAATTTTTTAATCACTAAATAGACAAAGTATGAAAGGAAAGTTAGAGAGTCAAAGAGTGCTGCTGTCTGCATTGAAAGAATTTCCGGGTAATCCGAATGTGCACCCAGAAGAGCAAGTAAAAGCGATTGCAAAGAGTATGGAACGGTACGGACAGTATTATCCTATCGTTGTGGATGAGAACTATATGGTGCTTTGCGGTCATGGCAAGAAAAAGGCATTGGAGTACATGGGTGAGAAGGAAGCCGATGTAACAATTCTCAAAGGGTTATCTGATAAGCAGAAAAAGAAATTACTTCTGGAAGATAACAAAATACAGGATATGTCTTTCGTCAATTATGGAGATGTAGAGCGTATTATCAAAGAAATCGGTGATACCGATATTATTGGTTATACACCGGAGTATCTGGATGCCATCATTAGCGAGGTAAGCCCGGACAATATGGGGGTAAACTTTGCGGAACCTGGAAAACGGGAAGATACGTTTACACCGGAGAAGGAAGCATCCGACACCAAAGAGGTAACAGATATTGAAGCAGGGATGCAACAGGCTCATACGATGGTTTGTCCCCACTGTGGGAAGGAGATAACTCTTTAATGGATTAGATATGAAACAACAAGATTTATTTAAACCATTACGGGAGTTACAGTTTATCAAACGTGATTTGGTTAAACCGAATGATTATAACCCGAACAAGGTCTTAGAGAAGAACTTGAAGTTGCTAACAGAAAGCATACTAAATAATGGTTTCTGTTTTCCAATTGTGATACGCCCGGATTATACTATTATAGATGGTTTTCACCGTTGGCTGGTGTCTGGACGTGAACCGCTAAAGACTTTGCTTGCTGGTTTGATACCTGTTGTTGTCGTGTCTCATGATACAAAATCTGATGATATGGCAGGTACTATTACATTCAATCGAGCCCGTGGAACTCATCTGCTTGAACCTATGGAAAAGATTGTTAAGAAGTTACTTGATGAGGGATTGACTGTTGATGAAATATCTAAAAAGATAGGGATGAGTAAAGAAGAAATATTCCGCCTCTCTAACATTGACAGGGAACAGTTTTTGAAACTGGTTACATCCAGAAAGCAGCAGTTTAATAAGGGACAAATTTTGCGGAGGAATGCTTGATGTTTGTTAAGGATTTGGATATAAATGTAGTTGAGGCCGCAGAACGTAGAATTCTGGAAGCCTTCAATAAAAATAAGGTTCTTGCCGTCAGTTTTTCTGGCGGCAAAGACTCTATATGTATGTGCGATATTCTGATAAAGACAATGCACAAATATAGTATTCCTTTCAGCCGGATCATGGTCGTGTTTTTTGATGAGGAAGCGATTTATCCGGACGTGGAAGCTATTGCAATGGAATGGCGTTCTCGTTTCATGTCATTGGGGGCTAAATTTTATTGGTTCTGCTTGCCTATACGACATTATAATTGCTGCAATAGGTTGGAGAATGACGAAAGTTTTATCTGCTGGGAACCGGGTAAAGAAAACGTTTGGGTACGGCCTATGCCGAAGTTTGCTATTCGCAATCACTCGATGTTTCGGTTAGGTATGTCTTATCAGGAGTTTGGAAAGAAGATATTCCAGAGCGTTCCGCCCATGGTTGGTTTACGTGTTACGGAGTCAATCCAACGTAGGCAGTCTATCGCATCGATCAAGACATCTAAGTTCTTCTATCCAATATATGACTGGCGGGATAATGATGTATGGCTGTATATTAAGCTGAATAACCTAACTATTCCGATGACTTATATCTATTTATACAAGACAGGGGTTCCGTTGAATAAGCTAAGGATAAGTCAGTTTTTCAGTATTGACACGATTAAAACACTGCCAAAGGTGATGGAGTTTTACCCAGATTTGTATGAGAGGATTATACGCAGGGAACCGAATGCAGACCTAGTAATGCTCTATTGGGACACAGATATGTTCCGAAGTTCAAAACAAGACAAGAAATTTGAACTTGAAAAGGATAAAGATTATCGTGTCATTCTTCGGGATGCAATGAAAAAGGCAGCATTGCACCCAGATATGTATCCGGGATATAAACTGGCAAAGAAACTTTACTCAATGATGACCGGTAAAGAATCATCTAAAACCTGTCACAAAATTTATCAAATGTTGATAGCGGGTGACCCAAAAAAGCGAACTTATCGGTCATTGATTGGTGATATTTATAGAGATAAAGGAGGAGGTGTATGATATGCCTAAGCATGAGGAAGATGTACAGAAGGATAAAGAAAAGATGCTTGAGTCCTTGAAAGAATGCAGTGGTATTGTAACGTTTGCTTGTGAAAAGGTTAGACTTTCACGACAAACCTTTTATCGTTGGTGTCGGGATGATCCAGAGTTTAAAGAACGGGTTGATGCTATTAATGAGTTACAGATAGATGTTGCCGAAGCGTCCTTATTGAAAAAGATACAGAGTGGTGATACAACTGCAATTATTTTCTATCTGAAAACAAAAGGCAAAGACCGTGGATATTCGGAACGTAGGGAAATATCTATACCCGGCGGTGTTGAACTTAAAAACGATTTTGATGTATCGAAGCTTTCGGATGAAGAAAGAAAAGTGTTGTTGAAAATTGCAGAAAAGCAAGATAAGAAGGCGAAAGAGTGAGTTTGGTTGAGGCGGAAATATTGAAGATGGCAAGGGCTGTACAAGCAGATGAATGTAAGCAGTCTTTTTACTATTTCATGCAGACGTTTTGGAGTGTCATAATACCGGAAGAACCTGTATTCAATTGGCATATCGAATATCTGTGTAATGAGTTACAAAAGCTGTCATATTACATTGTCAATCGTTTGCCAAAGCCCTATGATGTAATTATCAATATTCCGCCCGGCTCGACTAAAACAACTTTGGTAACGATTATGTGGCCTGCTTGGTTGTGGACGCAGGATCAGACTATCAGGATAATTTCAAACTCTTATTCTGGTGACCTTTCTATCGAACATGCTTCGAAGTCAAAAGATATCATAACATCTGATTTGTATAGACTGCTTTTTCCGGAAATAATTATTCGTCGGGATAAATCCGGAAAGGGAAGTTATGAGAACACGAAGAAGGGGGCGAGGTATTCGACATCAACAGGAGGTACAATTACGGGGAAACATGCTCATGTGATTATCAATGATGACCCTGTAAATCCCAAACAAGCAGAGTCGGACCCTTTACGTTTGCAGGCGAACGAGCATACAAAAACCTTGTCATCTCGTAAAGTTGATAAAAAGAATACTCCTATGGTCACTATCATGCAACGTTTGCACGATGATGATGTAACTGGTTATTTGCTGAAAAGGAAAGGTGAGAAAATTAAGCATATCTGTCTACCTGCAGAAGTTTCGTCGCGTGTAAACCCTCCGGAGTTGAAAGAACGATATATTGATGGGCTTCTTGATCCTATCCGTATAGATAGGGAAGTGATTGCAGAAGCGAAAGTGGACCTGGGTTCCCGGCAGTTTGCAGGACAGTATGAACAGTCACCAGTTGTTGAAGGTGGTAATATTGTTAAGTCGTCCTGGTTCGGGCATATTTCACTGGCTCAATTTCTTGCAGTGCGTGGTGGAGCTCCGATACATTTCTTTCTTGATACTGCTTATGATGAGAAGAAGCAAAAGACGGACAATGACCCGTCTGGCATATTGGCTGCGTGTAGGATACAAAACTATTTGTTCATCTATCATGCGCAGAAAGTCTGGAAAGAGTTCCCGGATTTGATGCGCTTCATTCCGGAATATGTTCGGGCACATGGTTATGATGATAGGTCTACAATACGGATAGAACCTAAGGCTAATGGAAAGTCAGTTGTTCAGCAAGCCCGTAAAGCGACAAAGTTGAATGTAACAGAAACCCCGTCACCTGCAGATAGCAAGTCTGTTCGTTTAAAAACCAGGTCCCCAAAAATCGAGTGCGGCCGCGTTATTTTGGTTGAAGGTGATTGGAATGAGGAATTTGTAACAGAAGTAAGCCAGTTTCCGGCAGCTACTCACGATGAGTATGTAGATATTCTGGTATATGCGATAGACTATTTGCTTGGTGATGATGGCAATGAAATAACGGATGATGATATAAAAGAGATATTAAGTGCATTTGGATGTTGAATTTAAAAATTAGTGAAGATGAGTTTGTATAATTGGGTTGTCAATAGTTTTAACGCGGCTTTAGGTCGTAACCAAAAGTTTGAACAGTTGCTAAAATCAAAAGATATAGGCCGGGCTCTTACGCAGATGATCGACAATTCGGGGAAAGCGGAAAAGGCTTTGAAGGTTTATGATACGATGCAGCATGAAGTTATGTCAAGACCGGATAAGGCGATTTTTGGTAAACGTGATGAGGTTACTGGCAAACGGTCTTTTTTAAGGTTTGACAAGCGTTGGAAGATACCTATTCCATATCCTGTGTATATCAATGAAATCGCTCTTGTATTTCTTTTTGGCCGTCCTTTGAAATGGAAACAGGCTTCAGAGGGGACAGATAGAGCTTTTTCTGCCTATCTTGATGTGCTTAAATCTACCAGATTCAACGCAAAGATCAGAGAGGCTAAACGTCTAGCCGGAGCCGAAACTGTTAGTGCAATGTTGTTCCATACTTTTCGAAATGAAGAGGGAAAGGCGGACGTATTGATTAAGGTGCTAGCAAAAAGTTTAGGTGATGATATTTTTTATCGTAAAGATCAGTTCGGACGGTTGATAGATTTTGCCCGTGGCTACTGCTTGCAAGATGTTGGAGGAGAAATCAAGTATTATGTGGACATATATACGAAAAGTATGTTTTATCACTGTAAGCGTAATGTGATGGGCTGGGATGTTGAAGAAGAGGTAAATATCATAGGTAAACTTCCTTTGATTTTATTTGAACAGGAAGCGGAGTGTGCAGGTGTTGAACCGATGATAAACCGGAAAGAGTGGACGATTAGCCGGACGGCTGATGTTAACGACCGTTTTTCTGACCCGGCACTCGTTGCTGATGCTTCTATTGTTAATTCTCTGCCGGAACAGGGAGAAACGAGCAAACTGTTCATTCTTAAACCGAATGGGGATGGTTCTAAAAAGCCAGAAATCAAATATCTTACATGGGATAGTGCTCCGGAATCCAAGAAACAAGAGAGTGACGAATTGGACGAAAAGATATTGAGGTTTTCTTTTACCCCGAAAATTGATTTTGATGCAACCAAAGGACTTTCGCAAATATCAGCAAAGGCTCTTAAACAGTTAATGCTTTTGGCTGATATAAAGGCTTCAAAGCATAAAGAAAAGTACGATGAATATGCAGATCGTATTGCAAGCCTGGTTACAACGATTATTGGTAACGTATTGGATATTTCGCTTAAAGACGAATGTTCCCATTTGGTGATTGAACATGAATTCCAGGAACCGTTCGGTGAAGATGTCGAAGCAACTATTAACAATCTGGTCAAAATGTACAATGCAGGTGGAATGTCACATGAGACGCTGATAGAGAAAAATCCATTGATTGAAGATTCCGAGGCTGAAAAGGTGCGTATAGCCAAAGAGCACGAAGCTGATCTGCAGGAAGAAAAGGAACGTAACAGGTTAGATGTATTTAATACAGCTGAATAATGGCAAGGCTCGATGAAGATAAGATAAGAAAGGAACTTTTTCACCGTACGGAAGGTTATGCCGGGGCTGTTCGTAATATCTACTTGGATATTATGAACCGGCTTATTCTTTTGTCATTGGAAATTGAACCAATATACGATCCTGAAAAAGCATTTGTGTTTTCGGACTATCCAGCTATATCTGACCGGGCAAATGCTCTTCTACGGGAATTATATAGCCGTGTGTATCAACAAATACAATATGGCATAACAAACGAATGGGAGCAGGCCAATTTAGAAGCCGACGCATTGGTTGCATCCGTATTTGGAAAGAAGTTTGTAGATGATAAACGGTTCTCAATGTATTTCAACCGGAACCGGGAAGCAATGGACGCCTTCTTTGCCCGTAAATCTGAATACGGCGGTCTGAACCTGTCACAGCGTGTTTGGAAGTACGAGGGACAGTTCCGGGAAGAAATGGAGCTTGCTATTGACTGTTGTTTGGGGCAGGGTATGTCGGCTAATGTGATGGCTGCGAAGGTAAAGTCTTACCTAAATGATCCTGATAAATTGTTCAGGCGTGTACGGGATAGCCGGGGAGAACTTGTGTTATCCCGGAATGCTAAGGCGTACCATCCCGGACGTGGTGTGTATCGTAGCAGTTCCCGGAATGCTCAACGGCTGGCTAGGACTGAAACTAATATTGCATACAGGAGCGCGGACTTTGAACGTTGGTCCCGACTTAATTTTGTCGTGGGGATCGAAATCAGTGTATCTAAAACAAATCATCCAGAGAGGGATATTTGCGATGTACTTGCTGGCAAATATCCTGTTGGTTTCAAATTTGTGGGTTGGCATTCGAATTGCCGATGTCATGCAAAGCCAATTTTGGCTTCGGATGATGAGATTGATATGTTGACCGATAAAATACTTGCTGGTGAAGATATTTCGGGGTTCAAGTCGAAACGAGAAGTGAAGGAATTGCCTGCTACTTTTTATTCATGGATGCAGGAGAATGAAGATCGTATTGAAAAAGCGAATAATCGTGGAACCTTGCCATATTGGATTAAAGACAACAAGAAATATGTAGATATAAGCATTGGTGATATAAATACCGGTAAACGGGAAGAGATACGGCAAAAGGCTAAAAGCCTATATCACTCTTACGGCTCTGAATGGCAGAAAGTCTATTTCGATGAGTTTAGTGGAGGTTTCAATGTCTATCATAAAGAGCATCAATTTACCAGTACACAAGGTGGTGGTGAAGCAGAAAAAATTGTAGGTAAGATGTTGGCGAAGAATAACGGTAAACAAGTCGAATTCTTGCCGGAGAATGGCAAAGGGAAAGGTGTACCGGACATGAGGTTTGATGGGTACACATGGGATGTAAAGTATATACCCACAGCTAATGAAAATACGATTCGAACTTATATAAAGGATGCGCGTAAAGCTGATTGTGTGATATTTTATGCTGATAGAATCGATAGAAGTAAAGATATTTTTAGCGCAATAAACCGTGAAATAGGAAAATATAAAAGTATGGGTAGGTCTATTATGGAGTTGCCTAATGTGTATGTAATGACGGGTAATGGAATTTTGAAGCTTATACAAAAAGTGAAGGGAGAATAAACATTCCCCCTTCTACGTATTTGTGCTAAACACCCCCTCGTCAGGCTGGTGCAGAAAGCGGGAACATTACTTCCCTCACTCTTTCCGCATTGCAAATGTATAAAATATCTTTGACAATGGGTTGTTATTCAGCTTTTTTTCTTACGACTTAACAATCCCTTTCTGATTGTACATTTAGAATTGCTGTATTCTTGTTTCTCAAGGTGCACGTTTGATCGGAGATAGTTGTATGTTATTCCTATTTGTTCTGGTGACAAGGTGCCGTAGATGGCAGCTTTTGAGCCGAAATAGAAATCTTTCCGAGGTTCCCCATCAATAACTATTGGCTCTTTAAGCTCCACATGGTAGATTTTAGTTTGCCTCATAAGCCTAACTCTCCCTGTTTATTTTTGTTTGACAAAACTGTATTTACCCGGGCAATCTCATCATCAATAAACTTCTCCTGTCTTTTGGATGCGGCAAGTGCCATGCTTGACCTGGTTTTGAAATAGTCTTTTTGTAATTCACGTAGCTTTACGACGGCTTCAAAGAATTGCTTGCTGTTCATTCGATACCTCCTTTCAGTAATTCCGGATTATCGTAAATGTTACCAATAACGGCACAATCTTCGTTATTGAAGGCTTCTCCGAAAAAATGTAGATAAGCCCATCCTTTTTTATCAAGTGCAAATCCTGCAAAATGGTCGCTATAAACGACTTTGCATATGTCTCCGCGACATTCGACAATATCCCCCTCGTATATATCTTTCCCTGTACGGTCTTTCTGCCCGATGGATTGTCCTATTGTTTTTTGAAGGACTTCAAATGCACTGCCGGTTTCCTGCTGTCGGATGAATATCGTTCCGTTGGCATAGTGGCACAAATCGCCACAAACCCATTCGTTGGCAAAGACACCTCCGTCGTCAACATGCTTTGCTCTGAATAATATCTTTCTCATACGATTGATTTTAGAATTTTACAATTTCCTTTTTCAAATGCTTTTTCGGTAATCTATCTGATACCGAAACATCCAGTATATGAAAATGGGGAGTATCAATACCTTTGTTTTGAAAATAACTTTTTAAACGTTCGCAGATTATTGCTAAACAAGTATCTGTTTCCTTTAAAGTTGTTTCAAAATTTTGCGAAAGCTGATTTCCGTATAGATATATTTTTTGTCCTACTTTCATTTTGCTTTCAGTTGTTCAATAGTGACTGGAATAACGCGGGTAACGGCATAATAAGCATTGTTCGTTAATTGGCGTTGCCATGCCGAAAAACGAGGCGACCAGCGGAAACCGTTATGCTTGAGATTTGAAATAACGTCCGGCTGAGGCTTTGTGTCGAAAACTATCTGTACCCTATCTTCGGAATAGTTTTTGATTACCCGACCTCCATCGAAAAGTATTTCCGCATCTTCTTGGTTCTCTCTTTCGGCCTGCTTTACAATTGATTGATTGGCAAGCTCGGCGAGCTTCCAGAATTTATGACGATTAGTAAAAATAGGCTTCGGAAGCTTTTCGTTGAGTTCTTTGATATATTCAGTTGATTTGACTATTACATCAACCTTTCCGTTGTTGGCAATGCGTTCTAGCTTTCCGTACAGACTTGATACAAATAAAGGTCGGTAGCTATATTTGTTTATACCTGTATCAATGTCTTTCAATGTGGATGCAATATTGTCAATCTCACTTTTGACAGAAAGCCATTCTTCGGTATTTTTTTGTTCTTCCGGTTTTGCGTCCTCTATTCTCCGAGCTATTGCCTTGAGTGCTTTTTCTCTCCACGTTCTAAATTCATTTACAGCATTGTCGTAATAATTATTCATTTTATCATTTCGTCTTGAAGGGAAACGGGCTGGCCCAGTTATCATGACGCTCATTATACGAGAATGTTTGTAAAATAAAGTACGAACCCATTCTTTGTATTTCGTAATATAGTGCTCCTTCTCGTTTTCCGGCATATTTTCAAGGTCGGCATTCAATTCCTTTTCGTAATCACGAATATACAGAGCGGCTCGCTCTTCCGGGCTGAAACTCGTAGAATAAAAAGCGTCGCAAGCGCATTTCCAAAGTTCCTCTAAATTCACTTCGTATTTCCACTCTGTAACAGCCCAGGAACCTAAGTCTTTGTCATAAATAACAATTTCCTCGTTGTTGGAAATACGGATTGCTGTATGTGCATAGTCGCAACTCATTAAATTTTGGCTTAGCTTCTTGCCTCTCCAATTAAAAATCCATTCACCTTGTTCTGGGTTTGCCACATTTACCACCTTTGATGCACGGTGGCAGTTCTTTTTTGCCAGCAGAATCTGTTCGATTTTGTCGGCTTCTCTTTTTTCTTTTTGTGTCATAATTGTGTTGTGTTAAAAAAGAGTTCTATTAAACTCTTATGTTGTCATGCAAATATATATCATATAATTAATATATGAAAGGTTTTTATCTTTTATTTTATTATAAATAATATTTTTTTCTATAAGGATTCTATTTGTTTACATTTTCATTAACATCCAAAAAGAGGTTTAATAAACTTTGATTGTTATTTTTACCGCAAAAACAGATTGTTAGGTTATGAAAAAGAAACTTTTAGATGCGTTGAAAACGAAATTTGTCGGTATAGACGAAGTGATTCTGGAAAGGATTGCGGAAAAAAAAGCGGAAGGGGTAACGGATGAAGCGAAGATTACGACCTTTGTGGACGGCATCACTCTTCAAGACGTAGTGAAATCCTATGGTGATTACCGGGCTAATGAAGCTGCTAAGTCTTCTGTAAGTAATTACGAAGAAAAGCACGGATTGAAGGACGGGAAACCCGTAACAACAACTGGCGAAAACGAAGAAAAAGGTAAAGGTGGGAAGAAAACCTATACTGCAGAGGAACTGGATAGTTATTTCAGCTCGAAACTGGAAGAAAAATGGAAACCTTATCAGCAGGAGATTGATAACTATAAAGCCGAAAAAGCAAAAACGGAACGTCAGGCACTCATAACCAGCAAGGCTAAAGAACTGGGTTTAACAGATGATGACATGGAATTTGTAACTGTTCCAGAAGGCAAAGATGTTTCTGAGTTTCTGACCGGTTATAAACAATCTTTGATCAATCGTGGATTAAAGCCAGCAGAGTCCGAAGGGGCACAGGTCGGAGACGAACAGGTTCAGAATGCAGTAGCTGATGATTGGTTGGGATGTCTCACTGTTTCCCAATAGTTTAACATTTAATTAATTGACAAGATGAAGTTTAGGAAAAAGTTCTTCGGTGGCACGCGGCCTATTTATACGGGTTCCCCTGCTATTGGTGTTGTTGGTGGCTTCACTTTGGATAAGTCAAAGATCAACATTCCTGTTGGTGCAATTATTCCGGCTGGTTCTCTTGCGCAGTATGATGAGGCTACTCGTAAATCGGTAGTTTTGAAAGCTTCGCGTGTAATGGCAATAGATGTTAGTGACGCAAAGAAAATCTCTTTGGAGTCAAATGAGTTTGTCACTCCGATTTTCGTAGTAGGTGATAGTGTGTTAGCCAATGAGGCTACAGGCAATTTTGAAGATGCGCCTACAATTGTCAAGGTCACAGATGATTCTAAGGGCTTTGTTGTTGAATTGTCTGCTGCTATTGCAAGTTTGAAAGTCGGAGATGCTTTGTTTCAGGTTGTTGCTGGTGTTGCAGCGAGTGAAGGTAAAGCTCCGGCCGTATTCCTTACAGATGCTCCACAGGGATTATCAGTGAAGTCCGGTAATCCTTTGGGAACAGAAGTGTTGCCAGATGAAACGACCCTTGATGTTTCTGTTGACTCAAAGAATGGGATGTACTACGAACGTCGTATTCCACCTATTCCAGCCAGTCTCAAAAATGGTATTCTTTTGAAAACCAATCCGAATATCAAGTTTACACAATCCTTCTAAAGGTAAATAGATGAAATCAATTTTTTCAACATTTAAGGTAAATGACGCAAAAACAGGCAAACCGATTGATCTGATCGGAACTATGCAGATTGCGTTTGATAAGGCTTCCCTTTCTCAAAAAACGATGTGGGAAGAAATGTATGTAGATAAGTGGTTCGATTACAGACCTCCGCAGTTAGGCTTAACCGCAGAGGGTATCATGGGTAAATACCATGTTCGTATTCGAGCTTCCATTATCGGTAATAATGCTGATACTCCACTTCGTCCGGGTAGAGGCTTTGAACTTTGGTCGGGGAAAATTCCACGTATGGGGCATAAGTTTATGACGGATGCAGAAACCTTACGTACTCTGTTACAGGTATATGAAAATAACCGTCTCAATCCGGTACAAAAGCTGAATGAAATCAAGAAATGCATGTTTGGTGATTACAAAGATGCTTATCTGGGTTGCAAAGATGTTGTGGATGAAATCATTTTGAAAGCTCTGTCTAATGGTGGTGTTGCCATCTTCGACCCTGCGATTGACAATCCAGACGGTATCAAGTATATGGTTGAGTATGACATGCCTATAGAGAACAAAAAGCTGGTTAAAACTGGTGAAGAATGGACTGAGGCTAATATCAACAATACTTCTATTGACGCTGCATCTTTGTTACAGAAGATTATCTATGATTACCTGAAGAAAGGTATTGTTTTTGATAAAATTTTGATGGCTCCAGATATTAAGTATTGGATGATGCGCAGTATCGGTTTACGTACAGGGTATCTGGGTAAGGATAAAAATACTCGTTCTTTGACGGAAGATGAGTTTTCAGCTTATTTGAAGTCAATGAAAATTCCAGCAATCGAAGAGATCAACCGTAGAACTGCATATCAGAAAGATGGTAAGCCTACCAACATCAACCCGTGGAATGACAATGTTATTTCCTTCATTCCTAAGACGGAAGGTGGCAAGCTGGGTGAAGTTCAACCGGCATTCGAAGATAATGCAATTCTTCCGGACCCGAATGTGCAGTATACTGATGCAGGAGAAGGTATTCGTATTGCAAAATGGACAACCGGTGAATCAACCGGCGATCAGGCTGCTGAATGGACCCAAGGTACGTGGCGTGCTGTTCCGATCATTTCTTGTATCAATGGCGTTGTGAATTTGCAGGTTAGAAACCTAGACACATCTTTTGCCGAAGATGCAACAGTTCTGGATTATAGTCCGGTTAGTGAATTACCAACAGTATAATAAAGTAGTGTTATGAAGATTGTTGCTATCAAGCGATTTACTGATAAAATGACAAAAGATGTCTATGCACCAGGTGACGTGATTTCTCATTTTTCAGATGAACGTGTAAATGTTGCAGTTGAAAAAGGTCTGGCTTTGATTGTTGTGGATAAAGACACTTCTCATGTTACCAAAGAATCTGTAAATACTGATATCGATAAACAGTATCTCCAAGTTAAAGACGGAAAGGTTGTTGTAGAACAGTCCGGAAGGTCTGAAACATCAAATCAGCCAGTTAAAGACAATGTTGTTCGAGTTACTGAAGTTGAAGATGCGGGACAAACAGTAAAGACAGCTACTCCGGAGAAACCGGAAAAAAGAGATGTTGATACTACCTTGACAGAGATTGATATGAGTCTGCAGTGGCAAAAGGTTATTGCTCTCATTAAGATGTTTGGCGATGTAGAGAAGTTGAAGGGATATTTGGAGGCAGAGAATGCAGCCGATAAGCCCCGGGTATCTGTTATTGCTGCATTGGAAGGCCGTATTTCAGAACTTTCAAACAAAGGAGAATAAGGCTATATGAAAAATTCGGAAGTGTTCATAGCGAAATGTTTGCATTACAACCCGACTTCGGTTATTGTGTGTGATGCCCTTGATGATGTAGGTTTAAAACCTGATGATGAATGTAAGGACAAACGTGTTGTGGTAAAAGCTGTTTTAGGTTATCTGTCGGGTGTTCTTTCTTTGGCTTCGGAGAAAGAAGTTGATTGTTCGAATACTTATGACCGTGAGGGATTAGAAACGTACATCAAAATGTTATGTAAACAGTTCAACTATGACGCTTCCATTTTTTTAAGTGATAACTCAACTGAAATTGAGGACGGTTCAGACCGTTGGTAATATGTGGTATAATGACAAAATAGTGTTATATGTTAATAGTACCGAAGCGGGTCATGATGAGAATTTTAATCCGGTTATCTCGGAAAAGGTCCCCGTTGATTTGGGCCGGTGCAAAATACATGGTAATCCGACTGCCAAAAAGGTTCAGTCTGCCGACGGCGAAGATTACATTTATAGCTACCAAGTTGTCATTGAAACCATTCCTTCTATTTTTCCGAAATTGGGTGATAAGGTTCGGATAACGAAGTCAGACGGTAGTATCTCCGGTTTGGAAATGACTGTTGTCGGCTTCGGTACGATGAAAGGAAAAGCAAGCGTTTTATTATGAAGTTTCAGAGGACGGGAGATTGGAAGAATGTGCCGTTGATTTTGGAAAGGCAGTTAAAACGTGTTGAAGAATCTATCGTATTCAACTTTTTGGTCATCGGTGAAAACTGTGTAATTCATGCGCGTGATAATGGTAAGTATAAAGACCAGACAGGTAATCTAAGAAATTCTATCGGCTATGTGATCGCTTATGAAGGGGAAATCTTAGAATGGGGCTTTAAATATTCTTCTGGAATATCAAATAAGGGGGAATTTTTAGCTAAGTATAAGATAAACGAAATGCTTACTGGTGATACGGGGTATTCTTTGGTCATTGTGGCTGGCATGAGTTACGCCAGAAAGGTAGAAAATAGAGGTAAAAATGTTTTGTCTGCAACTGAAGGCTATCTGAAAAAAGAGGTGAGAACTAAGATGAAACGTATTCTTTCTAAAGCTGGGTTCAAATGAGAGGACAGGAAGCGATAACAATAATTTGCAAGATGTTGGCATCCGCAAATATGGGTGTCCACATTTTCAAGAATAACCGGGAAATAAATTTTTCAGGTGTAGAATATATCGTAGTTAATCATCTTTCTTTTCCTCAGGAACCCGGTTTACAAGAAGGCTATGCGAACATTAATATTCACGTCAAAGATGCCGGTACCGGCGAACCAGACAGTGGGCGTATTAATGAAATTTCGGAGAGCGTATTGCCTTTGTTTAAAGAGACAGAAGATGCGGAAGGGAATGTTTATACGAAACGTTCTGGCGCTGAATTCTCCCTTTATGATGACTCTTTTTTGGATGATAATGATGGAACTCATTATCAGAATTTTAAAATTAAAGTGGTTTATATCAATTAAATAATTAATAATTATGGCAGGTACAGCAGTTTATGGCATTGATTATTTGAAACTTTCTCCAGCAATAGAATCAGGAGAGAATGCTGGTTCCTATCCTGAATTTGAGACAGTTTCAACAAAATTCAATGTTAAAGCTATCGTAAAAGACTCATTTCAATTCAATGATTCTGCTCCAGGAACAAACGATATTGAAGTTGAGGACATGGATGAGTATTATGCAAGTTTGCAGTCTGATCCAGGACAAAAAGGCTTCACACTACAAACTTACGATATGGGGAGTGATGCGTATAAATATCTTACCGGATATGCGCAGAATGATGACTGGATGGAAGAAACACCAGGTTTTGAATTACCCAATCAAGCTGTAGAGCTGAAGACTAAAAGCCTTAAAGGTTTCCCAGCAAAGGTCTTTCAATGGGCGCGAATGAAAATGACTGTAACCCGTACGGGGACTATAGGAAAGTCAGGATTCCCGAATTTCAATTTGGAATTTAAACAGCTTGCCAACTTGAATAAAGATGGTAAAGAAATCAGTGGGGCCCGGAATAAGGATTATACTGCTCCGGAGGAGCCTTCTGTGTGAAGAATGTAAAATGATTATTCGTAGTCGTGTGGTAATATAATGTTGTATTTGCCCCGGTCAATACGGGCCGGGGCTTTTAATTTTAGTGAAGATGAATAAAGTAGAAGGTGAGAACATTCAAGAACGTACGGTAGAAGCTTTTGCTGAACGACCAATGATTGTGTTTTTGGGCTGTATTCCATTTGTCATAAGGCCGATCACTCTTACACAAATTTGGGAGATTGGGAATATTGTTAAAGATATGATCCCAATTGAAAAAGAGAAGGTTGAAAATATAATAAGTGATGTTGCGGCTGTTCTTTCCTACTCCAAGGAGGGGATAAACATTGCAAATATCATTGTGCTATTCATGTTTCGTAGTAGATGGATGCGTTGGTTATTTGGAAACTATGTAAAGAAAAGGTTAACTGTCAAGAAACACAAGAAAATACAGAATTTCATGGCACGTTCTATGGACCCGGCTTTTTTTTTAAGTACTATCATTTTCCTAAGAGGGATAACAGAACTGACAAAACCGACGAATATAGCCGAAGCGATAGTCCCTGGTCCACAGTTAGTGGAGTAATGAAGTATTATCGGATGAGTTATGTTGAAGTTACTCGAAAGAGGTCATACTTGACCATTCAGTTATTGAATGCTGCTATACCTGGTTCAAAACCGGTAAAAAGTGATGATGATAATGTAGAGAAAGTACCGGAGAAAGAAATTCATGCAAATGAATATTTCACCCAATTTATGTAATATATGGATACCCAGGGAACTATAGGCATTAAAGCCACATTGGATATTTCTGAAATGCAACGGAACGTTCAGAAATATGTCCGAAATATAAATATGATGCAAGATCATACGGACGTTGCCAGCCAGTCCGTAGCTAAGTCTTTTTCCCGGATGCAAGCTGCCGGAGTTGCATTTCTTTCGCTTGATATGGCGAAACGGTTAACATCGGAGATGGTTTCAGTTTATGGAACTTTCCAGCAACTTGAAATAAAGTTCACCTCCATGTTGTATAGTGGAGAGAAAGCAAAAAAATTGATGGGTGAACTTGTAGATTTTGCCGCTAATACACCATTTGATTTGAAAGGTGTTTCACAGTCTGCTACACAGCTTGTAGCTTACGGAACCGCAGCCGATGATGTTATAGACCGTCTTACTCGTTTGGGGAATATTGCTGCCGGATTAAGTCAGCCAATAGGTGATTTGGTTTATCTTTATGGAACCAGCATGACGCAAGGCCGATTAATGACAGAAGATTTGAACCAGTTTGCAGGGCGTGGTGTGCCAATTTTCTCTGAACTTGCCAAAGTGATGGGAGTAAATAAGGAAGAAATTAAAGATTTGGCATCCGAAGGCAAAATTAGTTTCTCCTATCTTGAACAGGTTGTTGATAACCTTACGAATAAGGGTGGTATGTTCTATAACCTTATGGAAAATCAATCCAAAACTGTTTCAGGTAAGATTTCCAATCTGGGTGATACTATTGATACCATATATAATGACCTTGGTAAATCGAATGACAAGTTTATTAATTGCGCTTTGGATGGCGCAAATTATTTGGCTGAACATTACAAAGAAGTAGGTTCTGCTCTCGCTGCTCTTATCAGCCTGTATGGTATTCATAAGACTGCATTAATCGCTCATGCAGCCGCATATAAAGCCGCAGGAACAGCAGAAAGGGCAGCGATGATAAATGCAGAAGCAAAAGCCTTGCAGACTCTTGAAACGGAAGAATTAAAGGCAAAATTAACCAAGCAGGGGTTAAAGGTCGGTTCTGACGATTATGTTGCTGCATTGAAATCAGAAATAGTAGCCGAAAAGGAACGGCAAACCCAAATTGCTGAAACTGCAAATAAAGAGTTAGATGTTGCAAAGGATAGGCTTGCATTAGCCGAAAAAAACAAAGTACAGGCTTTGCAGAATGTTCAATCTAAGAGAGAAGAACTTGCTGCTGCGATGTCACAGGCACAAGCTGAAAAAACAGCTTCTTTGGAAAAAAAAATGTCACTGGAAAGTGAAAAACAAAGTAGGGCTGCTCTTCGTGTAGTAAAATTGCAGGAAGAAAAAGACTCTGCTATTGCCGAAGCCCGACATTTGAAAGAAATTTCCGCAAGTGAGGAAAAAATTTCCGTTAAGAATAGGGAAATTGCTGTTATTGACAAGAAAATCGCAGCAGCTAAAGCCGAAGAGGTTCAGCATTCCAAAAATGTAGTCGCTTTGCGTAAAGATATTGTAGCTGTAGAAGGTAGTACAACTTCCAAGAAGATAGAAAAGCTGCAAACGCAATTGAATACTGCTGAGCAGAAATTGAATTCGGCTGAAATAAGTCGTAATACGACTGTTAGGGAAGTTAATTCAAAACAGATGGTTGTAAATACGGCAACAAAAAAGGCGGGAACTTTACAAACCGGATTAGAAACAGCCAGTATATCTGCAAATACAGCCGCTAAATCATTGGGGGCAAAAGCTACTTCTTTGCTTACTATTGCGACATCAAAGTTGAATGCTGTTATTGCTGCTAATGTTTGGACAATTGCATTAGCCGGAATAGTCGCTTTGGGTTATGGAGTGTACAAACTGATAACTTATCAAACCGATGCTGAAAAGTGGCAGGGTAAATTGAACGACCGTTTCCGAGAGTTCAATAGTGAGATTGCTACGGAGCAAACAGAGATAGACAGATTGTTTGGTAAATTAGATGCTGCGACAAAAGAAACAAAAGAATATGATGATGCAAAGAAGTCCATACTTGATAAATATGGCGAATATCTCCGGGGGCTGGGTGATGAGATTGAGCAATTGACCAATGTAGAGGCGGCTTACAAAGCGATTAGTGCGGCCGCTAGGCAATCGGTAATTGACCGGGCTGTTGCTGATGCGAAAGGGGTTGCTTCCGATACATACAAAAAAAATTCAACAAAGCATTTGGAGCAATTGGAGAAGGCTATACGTAGTAAGATAAAGGACGAGCGGGATGCGTCTGCTCTCTATTCAACTATTGTACAGGATATTCAGAAAAATGGTGTTCTATCCGATGTGGCCGATAATATTGTTAGGTCCTTTTCGAAGAATGTATATAAACGTGGAGTTGATGGTATAGAGCGGTTGTCAAAAGTAGATAATCCTATTCGTGATGCCGTTGAAGCACTTAAAAAAGATAATGAACTTTTGAATTCGGCTTTTTCAGACATTGATCAGAAATTTGGTAAAGCGAGTGTTGATTACCTGTCTATGACCTCCGAACAAATAAAAAAGGTTATAGCTGATTATGAATCTGAAATAAAAGCTGGTCGTGAAACTGTACAGGTTACAATTGACTTATCTAAAGCTCGTGAAGCATTAATAGAGGTTGAAAACCAAGAAAATAAAAAAGCTGAAACTGTAGCAGAAAGGAAGGTTCGATGGGCGAAAGAATTGGCTGATGCCGAAACGAAACTAAATAAGTTAAAGGCTGATAATTCTATTGCTACTCAAAAAGAGATTGAAGAACAACAAAAGGTTGTTGATAAACTAAAAAAGAATCTTGAAATAGATGACAAATCTGTCAATTCAAAGGATAAAAAACAGGAAGCCACTAACCGTTTGAAAGTTGAAAGTGCCGAACGTTTACAACAGTTGAATGACCAATTACAACAGGAAAAGGAAGCTGCGGTACAGGCAGAATTGGATATAGCCCAGGCTAAGATTGATGCGATGAATGAAGGCCATCTGAAACAGCAGGCGCAAATTGAACTCAACTTCCGAAAAACCAAAGTAGAGAATAACCGTCGTACAAGTGAATACATAAAAAGCCAGCAGCAAATCGAACGTTTGGCGTGGGAAAAGGAGCATCCGGATTACAAGAATAAAGGGCTTGTTTTTGAACCAAAGACAAAAACGAAAGCGGACCTTTCGAAAGATAAACAAGATGCTCTCGCTGCTTATGAAAATGCGGCTGCAGAAGCCCGAAAGAAAGCAGAAGAGGCATTGTTCAAATCATTGACGGGAGAGTATCAGAGTTATACTGATCAGCGTCTTGCCATTGAGAAAAAATTCAATCAAGATTTAGCCGCTTTACAGGCTGAACGCAGTAAATATCAAAAGAATGGAGATACTGATAAAGTTGCACAGATTGACCGTTCAATAGCGCAGGCTATAAAAGATAAGGGTAAATCTCTTATGGGGCTTGATTTCGAACAATTGAAGCAAACCCCGGAGTATGTGCGCGCATTTGAGAATTTGAAAAATACTTCCTCGGAAACTCTTAGTTCCTTGCTTTCTCAATTGGAGAATGCAAAGCAGACCGCCGCTAAAGTCTTGAACCCTGAAGATTTGCGGGAATATACGAGTACTATCCAATCTATCATGGATGAATTAGATAGCCGTAACCCGTTCAAGGCTTTGCTTGAAAGGAAGAAGGAGCTGGAGGAAGTCGGTGAAGAATTGAAGAGGGCTAAAGAACAACTTGATTATGTTCAGGCCGGTGGAAAGATCGTTACAGGTATCAAGAGTACGAATTTCAATAAAGATACCGGTGCAATAGAGGTTGAAAATGAATATATGTCTGTTGCTAAAGCTATTGAAATATATCGCAAAACACAAGACAAGGCAGCTAAAAGTAGTAATGATTTTCAGAAAGCAGAAGAAGAGGTTGCGGATGTAGTTGATCAGCTATTTTCTTCAATAAAAGATGTTGGTGATACGATAGGGGGAACGTCCGGCGAAGTTCTTTCTTTCATAGGTGATATAGGTCTATTTGTTACGAGTTCGATTAATGCATGGGAAACTGCGGCAAATGCAGGTTCTAAAGCTGTGCAGGTAGTTGAAAAAGCGTCTGTTATTTTGGGAGTCATATCAGGCGTTATTCAGTTAATGGATAAGTTGTCCTCATTGACAAAATCTGCTTACGAACAGTATGAGGTTTATGCAGAAAAGGTCAAGGAGGTTAACGCATTGAAAGATGCTGTTAATGATTATGCTATTGCTGTTCTTGAAGCAAAACAAGCAGAAGATGATTGGTTCTCCGGTGAAAACTTGAACAGTTTACGTAATTATAGAAAGCTACATGAACAGGTATCAGGGGCTTATTATGAAAAGCTTGCGGAGGAACAGGCTATTTATCAGAATCAAAAAGGTGGTGGTTGGTTGACTGGTGCTTTGAATGGGATAATGAATGTTTTATCTCCCCTTGGTTGGACCGGAGTATGGCAAAAATGGACTGGACAAAACTATAAAGAAGGAACTACTGCTGCTATTAATAATCTGCGTATTGAGACAAGAAAAAAGAGTAAAGGTTTTTTGGGAACAGGTATTGGGGCAAAGTCTCAAAAAACAGAAGATCTTATATCATGGGCTAAGAAAAATCTTGGAGCAGACTTGTTTGATGATGAAGGTTTAATAAATAAAGAACTTGCTCAATCCATCATAGATAACTATGGTGATAAATTAGTGGGCCAGACTAAAGAAACATTGGAAGCTCTTATCGAACTTCGTGAGAAATACGATGAGTACATGGAGCAATTACATGATTATGTAAGCTCTTTATATGATCCTTTAGTTGGAAATTTTGTCGACAGTCTTTGGGATTGGCTGGATAGTGGAAAGGATGCTTTGGATTCTTTCAAAGAATATGCCTCTGATACGTTTCGTGATATTGTTACGGATATGATGAAAACGATAGTTCTTGACAAGGTTATAGGAAACTTTGACGATGATATTGCTGCTTTATATGAAAAATATGCTTCTGGTGATATCTCTGAAACAGATTTGATGAAGATGGTTGCAGAACGTACTGGTGAGTTAGTCGATAATTATGAGAAGAATATTCCGGTACTGGAAAATATTCTTTCTTCTGTTAATGGATATTTTAAAGATGCTGGGATAGATTTGAAAAAGCAGCAGGATGACTCTACCAGGTCTGCAGTAGAAAAAGGCATACAGGGTGTTTCACAGGATAGTATCTCGGAAATGAATGGACGGCTTACCGCTACAACGATGTTCCTGTCTGATATTCTAAAAGCTGTACAACTCCAAACAGAATCGACAAATAATTTGTCTTTGACCATATCAGACTTGAAAGCTATGTCTGTTCAGGTGAATGAGAATTTGCGAATAATAAAAGATAATGTAATTGTCATGATAGGTCATTTATCGAATATTGACGCGAACACTTCGAAATTGATCGATATCCAAAAGGATATGAATTCTGTGCGAAAAGCTGTGGAGAGAATGAATGATAAAGGTGTAAAAATGGTGTAGTCATGAATAGAGTTTGTTTAGTTGATGGAGTTGACATATTCAAACGTTATGGAGCAAAAGTTAAACGTAATGGATATGCTGATTTACTGACATTTCCACCGCTTGTAACACCAGATAGCATAAGCTGGCCGGAAGAGGATGGTGTGGAAGTTGATTTAATGGACCCGAAACTGGACATAAAAGAAGTGTCAATTTCTTTTGTTGCGGATGATGCAAATAACTTGATAAATTTTCTGTGTCAACCAGGGTATCATGTTTGGTCTATTGGTTTGAAACGTGAGTGGCGTTTGCGTATCAGTAGTCAATCAAATAATCAATTGATAGATACGACATCCATTTTTACATTAAAATTTGTTGATGATTTTCCTGTACGAGTAGATAATTACGTTTCTGGTCCCGGATGTGGTATTGTCATTCCGAGATGTGATTATGAAATGGATGGTCTTTCATGGCGTGATTACGGTATTATAGTTAAGAAAGGGACTAGAGATGCAGTGCTGAAATCTTCAGCGGTAAAGCAAAATCTGTCTCAAAAAATACAAACAAAAGATGGGCAGTTCTATGATGTAGATCAGGTTGTTTTTGAGGCTAAAGATGTTACGTTCGATTTGTATATGTGTGCTGATAGCATTGCTCGATTTTGGCAATGTTATGATGCGTTTTTCAATGATTTGATCAAGCCGGAAGAGCGCATTCTCTATGTTGGATATACCGATGAGGAATATCCATGCTACTATAAAAAGTCCTCTAATTTCGAGATATTATCATTGTCTGACAAAGTAATGATTGAATTTAGTTTGACCCTTGTATTTACATCTTTCCGGATAAATGAAACTGAATACATACTAGCGTCAGAAGATGATGAACGTATAGTTGATGAAGAGGATGGAGAAACTTGTATTGATTTAGGTATAGATTATGATTAGGAAAAAGAAGATAAGCCAATTACCCTTGTCGGAGTCTTTTATTGGTTTATATACAATTGGTGTAGATGCAGCAAACCGTAGTGTTAAAGTTAGTCTGCAATGGCTGAAAGAAAGCTACGATAGTATAATTGAAGCAATAGGAAATGCAAATAAAGCTGCTAATAATGCGAAGCTTGCTACTTCTGATGTGAGGAAATTGGAGACTACTGTTTCTGAAAGAGAAGAGAAACGTGTTGAAACAGAAAAAATTCGGCAAGAATATGAACAAAAACGGATTGAAAATGAAAGTGATCGAGTAGTTAAAGAAGAAAAACGAGAAGAGCGGATCAATTTGGCCATATCAAATATGGGAAAAGCAACGGATAGTACATTGAAAAATGTTGAGGAAAAAGTTGATTCGTTTATTTATGAAATACAGGATCAGGCAGGAGAGGCCTTAGAAAGTGTAGATAATGCAACTACACGTTTAAATTCTTTGTCTGACCATCGCGATAAGATCGTTGACGGTTATTGGTACCGTTGGAATGAAACGACCGGCGAATATGAGAACACGCATGAGCCAGCCAATTCGGTGATAAGCGTGGCTTCGTTCGATATTGATCCTGCAACCGGCTATCTGAATATGTTTTCAGATGATGATTACAGTGGCCCCGGCTTTGCGGTAGATAAAGATGGAATACTAACAGTAACAGTATAAGAATATGACACAGAGAACAACAAGATTAGGGAAAGTATCATTGACTCCCAAAGGGGAGTATAACGAGGGTAGTCCTTACGAGCGTCTTGACGTGATAGGCCATGAAGGTAGTTCCTATCTGGTATTGAAAGATTTTTCGGGTATACTTCCGACTGGCGAGGGTGAATATACGATGCTCCTATCCCGGAAAGGCGACAAAGGGGAAAAGGGGGAGGGTTTCGTGGTCCTTGCCTTGTTCCCTTCCATTGAAGCCTTGCAGGAAGCTGTCCCTGACCCGGGTCCAGGTGAAGCCTATTTCGTTGGAGAAGAACAACCCTACGACGTGCATGTCTGGGACACATTGAACGGCGCCTGGATAAATATGGGCCCGCTCAGAGGTGAAAAAGGGGATAAAGGCGATACCGGAGATTCAGCCTATCAGGAAGCTGTGAGACAAGGGTTTGAAGGAAGTAAAGAAGAATGGATCGTTTCGCTGAAGGGTGATAGGGGCGATACCGGATTATCAGCTTATGAAGAAGCTGTTATACATGGGTATACTGGCCGCGAAGAAGAATGGCTTGCCTCATTGAAAGGGGATGCCGGTGACGGTTTGCTGATCCTTGCTCATTTTGACAACGTGGAAGAACTGGCGGCAGGCGTTACCGATCCCCGTCCGGGCGATGCCTATTCGGTAGGAACTGAACTGCCCTACGATGTGTATATCTGGGACGGCCTTAAAGCAGAGTGGAAGAATAACGGGGAATTACAGGGCGCAAAGGGTGACACCGGTGATTCTGCTTATCAGGAAGCGGTGAAACAGGGCTTCGAGGGCAGCGAGTCGGAATGGCTGGCTTCGTTAAAAGGTGAGACCGGTGATTCTGCGTATGAAGAGGCTGTCAAACAGGGTTTCGACGGGACAAGAGAAGAATGGATCGCTTCACTGAAAGGAGCAAAGGGCGACACTGGCGATTCAGCCTACCAGGAAGCCGTGAGACAAGGCTTTGAAGGCAGTAAGGAAGAATGGCTTGCCTCGTTGAAAGGTGACCGTGGAGAACCTGGAAACGGCGGCTATCTTATAAACGTTACCAAGGAGATACCTCTTGAAACAGGTTTCTATACCTTGGAAACCGCTATCCGTGCCGCGGTCAATGTCGGTTTGAAATATGCTGGTTTGGTCTTGACGTATGCTGTGGCCGAGGGTGAATGGGAAACATACCAATATATAGGGACGGCACTTTCCGGATTTGAAGATAAGACGAATTGGAAACTGTTCGGGGCAAACGTGGATGCCTATGAACATGAATTGATTAGCAATGATGAGTTTGAACATCTCCCGGATAAGGAAGACAAGAAGATATATCTGGTTTATGAGGAGGAAGCATAGCTTATGATAATTGCAGGGAAGAAAGAGATAACGGCTATCCATGTAGGGAAACGTGCCATTACAGCTGTGTATGTCGGTGCCAGATTGGTATGGCAAGCGATAAGCAGTTGTTTCGGCAGCGGTTTTTGGCAGGGCGACAAACCTTGGAGCAGGACAGACGGCTGGAAACGGATGAAATAACTTTTAAAGAATAACGATATGGCAAAGAAAGTATATGACCAGGACGGTCTGGACATGCAGAAAATAGACTGGTCCGGTGATAAAGCCACCGGCGGACTCCCGGTGAGTGGCCGGTTAGTGGAGAAATACATCAAAAGCATTGATGAAAAGGCGACGACTACGGAAGAACTGGAACCGGGAGAAACAAAAGCCCCGTCCAGCAGCACGGTATTCAATGCTTTGGTAGGGACGGTAACGGACATTGATGTAACGGACAGCGAGGACGGCACGCAGTATGTGATGAAAGTGAAGCAAAAAGACAGCGAAGGCGGGGAAACAGACAAGGAAGTGCGTTTCTCTAAATATTCCGATGACGACAAGGTTGTGATCCATGTGGACCTGACCGATGGTGCCGGTTCCGCATTGCCTGCTTCCCAGTATTTATCATTGGGTACCGGTTTCGTAGTGAAATATGCCGTGAATGTCGGTACCGCCGGAGGCAGCGAGGTGGACGGTTATTCAGATTTGAAAGCACGGCTGATCGTGAAACGCGGTTCCACCGTCCTGTCTGATTTCCAGGACACGGAATTCGTAGGTGTTACCGCCGGGCAATCATACGCCTTTGATGTATCCAAGTACTTGACAGACGCCACGACCTATACCGTGCAAGTGGAAGCACAGGCGACCTATGAGGGCGGGACGTTGAATAAGACCGCTACAGCCCGTGTCACGATGGTATCCATGTCACTGGAAACAACGTACCAGGTCGGCAACGGCGTGGCGGATGGCGGCTACCGGAACGATGTGAATATCCCGTTCACAGTTAAAGGGACAACCGGCGAGAAGAACATCTATTACCGGATAAACGGCGGTGTCCCTTTTACTATGGCGGTATCCTCCGGTTCCGGCCTCCAGTCCAAGAACATCAATGTGCCTCTTTCGGATTTGAAGGAAGGGTTGAATGTGGTCGAAGCGTATGCCATGCACGAGAACTCGGGAGTCATGAGCCGGGCACATTATATCTCCTTGTTGAAAGCCGGTGATTCTGTCACGAATTATGCCGGTTTGATGTTCAGCCATCATGCAGACGGCTTTCAAGCCGATTGGAACAAGCCTGTATTAAATGCGGAGCAGTTCACGGCATGGAATTTTACATATGCCGCATACGACAAGTTCTCCAATATCGCTGCCGTCAAGATTGAAAGCGGTGGTAACGTACTGAAGGAAGACCTGTTGTCGCGAGGTGAATCCGGCAGCTACGGAAAGACGAATGTCAACGTTGATCCGCTGGCTTACACATTGGTTTGTGGACCGGCACAAGCCGTGTTGGGCGTTTCCACCTCTCCGCACTCGGATATCGAAGCTGCACTTTCCCCGGATGCCGTCTGTTCGTTTGACGCTTTCGGTCGCAGCAATACAGAAAACAACGCCGCTTCCTGGGTAAGCGGTGACAAGCATATGGCGTTTAAAGACATGCTTTGGAGCGTGAACAGCAACGGTGCCGGTTCGGGCTGGTACAAAGACCGCTTGCTGCTGAGTAACGGTGCCTCCATGACATTGACGGCCGATGGCGGTTACCGCCCGTTTAACGAGGCGGACAAACCTGTGGGCTATGCCATCCGTGATGTCGGCATGACGTTGGAAATCGAATACTCGACAGATAACGTGACCGACACGAAGGCGGAGCTGGTGACTTGTTTGGGGCGGTTATCCAACGGGAACCGCTACGGCTTGGTTATCACACCGGAAGAAGCCAAATTCTTGACAGGAGTAGTGACGGAAGCGATAGATGCGGGAGAAGTGATCCGCTATGAAGATAGCGTTGGTACGAAGTTCGAACCGGGAAAGAATATCAAGGTCACTTATGTGTTTTATCCGATAACGGAGACGAATGAGCAACGGACATTGATCGGTTTTTATGTGAACGGCGAGGAGTCTGCCGCGTCCAAGTGGGTGGACAAAGTGGACTTCGATATAGAAAGCCAGTTGTTGTTTAATTCCACCGGTGCGGACTTGGCAGTCAAAAATATCCGCATCTACAACAAGGCGTTGACGGACGATGAAGTGCTGAACAACTACATCGTTGACCGGAACCACCTAGAAGACACCGAAGAAGAGAAAGGTGTACGCACGTTGGACGAGGACAACCGGGTGTTGAATGAAGGTGAGCGGGTGAGCATGGAAAAGCTGATGTCGTATATGGAAAAACGGCATAACTCCATCCTGGTGCTGTATGGTTCGGGCTCTGTAGACAGCGAGGTCCCCAGCGACAGCGACACACTCAACATCATGGATGCGCTGGCACAGTGCAATGATAAGAAGGCGAACAAGCTCTGCCGTGAATTACGGTTTTACAACGGGGAAAACCGCTCGTTGGACTTTGTCCTGAAGAATGCTTTTCTCCGCATACAAGGTACATCTTCCGTGAACTATGCCCGTAAGAACCTGCGTATCTACTTCCAAAAGACGGCAGCGGGCTGGGTTGTCACGCTCAGTTATGGCGAGATAGACGGCAACGGCAACCAGGGCGACCCCATACAGACCGAGGGGAAGAAGAACCTGTTCAAATTACGGGAGAACAGCGTGGGCGCGAAGCTTGCCTGCCCCAAGTGTGACTTTTCTGATTCTTCCATGACCACCAACACTGGAGGTGCCAAGTTTATCCACGACGGTTTGAAAGAAATGGGATTGCTGACACCGGCTCAGCGTTATGCGGTGGACCATCCGGCCACCTGTCCCGATGATATCCGGTCGGCTGTCGACGGTATGCCCTGCGACCTTTTCGTGGCGAAGTCCGCGGATGACGACCTGGTTTATTACGGGCAGTACAACATGAACAACGAGAAGAGCGACAGTTACCCGATATTCGGCCAGGATGAAACAATTGGCGGCGAAACGTGGGGCGAGGGCGACACGTTGGACTACCTGGAAACGAATGATGAAGGAAAGAAAGAATACTTGCCTATCTGTATCGAGACGTTGAACAATTCCAACGACCTGTGCCTGTTCCACTGGTTGCCGTCCACGGACACGAACCACACCGATTTTATGGATAACAACTTTGACGGCGGTTTTGAGTTCAACCACCCGAAAGACACGTTTTGGTCGAATGGCGGCGGGGACGAAAAGGAAGAACCCAATTTGAAAGAGCATTTGGGTACGGGAGATACCTACGACAAGATGTACAAGGCAATCGACCGCATGATGTCCTTCGTGAACAAATGCGCGAAGGAAACCGAAGCCTGCAAGGATATGGGATACGACATGTCCACCCACACCTTTACCGGAGTGGACTATACGGATGACGGCAACCAGTTTCCGGCCGGCAAATGGAAGAGCGACACTTTCCGTAAGGAAGCCGGCAAATATTTTGACTTGCCTTATTTGGCAGCCTATTACCTATATGTGGATTTTAACCTGGGAGTGGACCAACTGGCAAAGAATATGCTGTTGCGTACCTGGGACGGCGTGAAATGGTATATTACCTATTACGACGGAGACTGCCAGCTGGGTAGTGACAATAAGAGTTTCCTTACCGGCCTGTATGATGATAACCGTCAGACAAAACGTGACGGGGCTTATGTTATGCAGGGACATAATTCATGGCTTTGGAATTTGGTTCTGGGCAACTTCTCCGATCTGATCACGGAAATCATGGTGACAGGTTATAATGGTGGCTCCCCGTTCATGAGCGCTTTCAGTATCCAAAAGGCGAATGACCACTTTGACAAGGAACAAATGGGGAAATGGTGTTCACGGTTGTACAACAAGAGTGGCATATTCAAGTATATCTATCCATTCCTGAACCCGATGAAAGTAGGTGCTGACGGTGCAGAACAGACCTATCCCCAGATTTACGGCCTGAAAGGCTCATTGAAGGCACATCGAAGCTACTTTATCCGCAGACGGTATGATCTCAAACAAGTGGAGTATGGCTATGTGTCTACTTTGGGTGCCCAGTTCTACCAGTCTACCGCGTCCTTGGATGCCGGGTATATCTTGAAACCTATGCAGTTTTCCCTGACCATCCCATATCGTGTGCAGATCAGTACATCCAACGGAGTACAGGCCGACAGCGGGTTGGTAGAAGCCGATACGCTGCATACCTTGTCGCTGAAGGGCTCGTTCGGAGAAAACGACCCGTTGAAGATCATCGGTGCCGGTCGTATCAAAGAACTGGTTTGGCATGAAGATGCCTTTTCCGTAGGTTTCAACTTCGGTTTGCTCACTTCGCTTGTAAAACTGGACATGAGTGTGGGAACGGCAAGCGGTTATCGTAACGGTTCGTTTATGACCTCCACTAACGCCCTAGCCCTGTTGGAAGAGTTAAATATGCGCAATAACCAGCTTGCGAGAAATGGCGATAACGGCAATACGGCCACGCTTGATTTGAGCTGGCAGTCCCGTTTGAAGAAACTGGATATCCGCGGGACGGGTGTCACCCGGCTGCGATTGGCTACCGGTGCTCCCATAGTCCAGTTGCACCTCCCCGGAACGATAGAGGAATTGTTCTTGGAGTATCTGACGAAGTTGCCGGAAAGCGGCCTATTGTTGGAAGGGATCAGCCATGTAACCGGCTACCGCTTTGCGTCCTGTCCGGGCATTGACGGCTTTGCCCTGCTCGAACGTCTGCATTCAGCCAAAAAATCCGGAACCGGCAAGTTGGAGCGTTTCAGCATTGAAATCGACCGTGAAGATGATGGCACGTTGCTGGCCGAATACTATGATTATGGCACCTATACATCTACCGGCACTTCCGACAACCGCCATTCCGGTTTCCGTGGCACATTGCACCTGACGAAATATCTGACAGACGAATTGATGGTTAAATACCATGAAAGGTACCCAGAATTGGAGATTATCCAGCCGGAATACACGATGATCGAGTTCGATGATACCGTATCTGACGATGCCAATATCTCCAATCTCGACAATGAAACAGGTTATAAGTTTAACAATGCGTATAGGCCTTCTGCCCATATTTCCACTATCCTGAATGCCCGTTATCATTGTCTTGGAAAACAAACGGAAGAAGGTGTAATGACGGTTTGCCGTCTGCATGACAGTGATACGAATTATTATGCAGACGCGGAAAATACAGCTACTGCTATGGCGGCTAAACTTGACAGCACGGAAGGTGATGTCTGGCTGCATGAACCCCATTACTGGTATAAGGGTATCAACGATTACCTGAATAACAAGAAATATACCTGTTTCAGTTCTAACAGGGAAAAACCGTCATGCCCTGATTGCAAGATCATTACTTTAGAGGAAATCAGTGAGATTAAAAAGAACAACAAGATACAGGTAGGCCGTCCCGACCTTTCATCATCTTATGTTTCAGATACGAAATACAACGTTTGCCGCGTTCCTGTGTCCGGTTATAAACGCGTCCGTTTTCCGAGCGTCGTGGGCACGCTTGTCGGTTCAGTATTTGTAGACAGCAATGATACAATCCTATCCAACGTTATGATTGAATCTCTAGGAAACCGGTTTGCTGACGGTATGTATTTGATTTGTGATATACCCGAAGGTGCCGAAAGTTTGTGTTTTACGGTCAGAAACACGGTTGATTTCGATATGGTCGTATTATCCAACTCCGACAAGATCGAGGACATGGAACCGGATTGGGTCGAACATGAAGCGTGTCTGGTTGGTGTCTATGAAGCCGTTACGGTAGGGACCAAACTCTATTCGGCGGTAACCGGTGGTAACAGCGTCGGTAGCATGGGCAAAACGGATTTCGAATATTACGCGGAATCCCGTAAGCTTCAGTTGGTCGATTATGAAATGCACAAGGATGTCGCTAATTTGTTCTATGCGAAGTATGGCCGTCGTGACGCCCAAGGGCAGTGCGGCTATGGAACCAACAGTTATACCCGTGCGATCGGTCTGACATCCAAATTAGGGATGAATGATACTGTAAATCCAGAGAACAAGACAGAGCATAATGCGTGGTATGGAGTTGTAGATGAAGACGGTGAGATAAAATATGTCTCCATAGCGTCGACCCTTTGCATGGGCTATGAGAACTGGTACGGACATAAGTTTGAATGGATGGGTAAGGTCGGTTTACCGAATACCCCTTCCTCGGAAGCTTACAAGTGGCATATAGAAATGCCCGATGGCAGTATCCGTAAGGTAAAAAGCGGAGAGACCAGCGGTTATATAACCGGCGTTGTGCATCAGAAGTATTGTGACCTGATCCCTTCTTTTTCCCAGCCTGGTAGTTCAAGCACCCATTATTGCGATGAAGCTACGGTATCTTCTGCTACCGCCCGTGTGGTGGCTCGGTCGTCCAGCCACGCGTATGCGGGTGGCGGTGTTGCTTACTCGCATTGCGGTAGCGATTCGTCGAGCTCGTACGCGAACAACGGTTCGCGTCTAGCCTTCCGCGGTCGAATCGTTGTCGCGGAAAGCGTTGAAGCGTACAAATCGCTTCAGCCGATAGCGTAATGCGTAAATCGGGAGCGAAGCGACAAAGCGTTAAAGCGTTTTTTGTATAGGTTGATGGATTAAATACCAATCGGATGCCGGAAGTGTCGAAAATAAAAAGGAATAGAAATGGAAGAGAGAGTTAATTTGTTACATTTGTCGCAGAAAAGGTGGATTCCCCCATAGCCCGTGTGGTGGCTCGGTCGAACAACAACGCGAATGCGGGTGGCGGTGTTGCTTACTCGAATTGCGGTAACGATTCGTCGAACTCGAACGCGAACAACGGTTCGCGTCTAGCAAACAAAGAAAAGTAAAAATAATCGGTGTACGAAACCGGGACGTGTTCCCGGTTTCAAGCCGAGGGGGATGAGCCTCAGTAACAGCGGCCGTAAATAGGCCGGAAAACTGAAAAAACAATTGGACGGGTAGAGTTTGGTAGGTGTCCGCTTAGGGCATTCGAAGAAGTCGGGCCCGAGGACTTGAAGGCAGATATGCACAGGATCGGTTATGTCATAGAAGAGATTATAGAACCTTCCAATATGGAGGCTTCTTTTGACCGCGTGCTTCGTGGGACGAAAAGGAAACGGAGCCGTGAAGGACGTTATTTGGTTGCGCATCGAAAGGAGGTGGTCGCGGAACTGTCGTGTAAGATAGCGGACGGGACTTTTCGTGTCACGGGTTACAGGGAACGTGAAGTTTTCGAAGGAGGCAAGTTGCGTCGCATCCAGGTCCTCAATATGAAGAACCGTATTGCCGTCCATGCAGTCATGGCGGTTGTGGACAAACACCTGAAAAGGCGTTTTATCCGTACCACATCTGCCAGCATCAAAGGCCGGGGAGTACATGACCTGTTGGCATATATCCGCCGTGACCTGATGGAAGATCCGGATAATACACGGTACTGTTACAAGTTTGATATAACCAAATTTTATGAGAGTATCAAGCCGGATTTTATCATGTACTGTGTGGGGCGGATTTTTAAGGACAAGAAGCTTATCTCCATTCTTGAGGGTTTTGTCCATATGATGCCAGAGGGTATTAGTATCGGGCTGAGAAGTTCTCAAGGTTTGGGAAACTTGCTATTGTCTGTATTTTTAGACCATTATTTGAAAGACAGGTACGGTGTCCGTCACTTTTACCGGTATTGTGATGATGGTGTCGTACTCGGAAAAACGAAAGCGGAATTGTGGAAGATTCGTGATGTCGTCCATAGTCAGATGGCGCTGGCTGATCTCAAGGTGAAGGGAAACGAGCGCGTGTTCCCTGTGGGCGAGGGTATTGACTTCTTGGGGTATGTGATATATGGATCGGACCATGTGCGTATCCGTAAGCGCGTCAAGAAGAATTTTGCCCGAAAACTGCACGAAGTAAAATCGAGAAGAAGACGGCGTGAACTGGTGGCCAGTTTTTATGGTATGGCCAAGCACGCGGATTGTAATATGTTGTTTAAAAAGATAACAGGCAAAGAAATGAAAAGTTTTAAAGATTTGAATGTCGCCTATAAGCCGGAGGACGGCAAGAAACGTTTTCCCGGAACAGTGGTAAGTATCCGGGAATTGGTGAACCTTCCCATCATAGTGAAAGACTTTGAAACGGGAATTAAGACAGAACAGGGAGAGGATCGCTGTATCGTGAGTATCGAACAGAATGGCGAGTCCAAGAAGTTCTTTACCAACAGCGAAGAAATGAAAAACATCCTTGCTCAAGTAAGGGAAATGCCGGACGGTTTCCCGTTTGAGACAACGATAAAAACGGAAACGTTCGGCAAAGGTCGAACCAAATATGTATTTACATGAAAAGAGTAGAAGGAAGTGCCGGGGTAGCTTTGATAGAATGCACGTCTCCGGTTCGTAATAAATGGCGCATACGTTGGGATGTGCAGAAGGAAGAGAGCGGGTCCGTTTCCTACATGGAAGAGGAATTCGATCATAAACCGTCCGAAGGTGAAATCCGTAATTTGATACTATCCTGGTATAATGCCCAGATTGATGAACGGATTATTTCCGGTTTCATTTATGAGGGTGATCCGGTTTGGCTGTCAAGTGAAAACCAGTTCAATTACAAGGCGGCATTCGACTTGGCAACTATGACAGGTGGAGCAACATTGCCGGTAACATTCAAGTTTGGAACAGATGATAATCCTGTGTATCGAGAATTCGAAACATTGGAAGATTTGACTGATTTTTATACTAAGGCTATGGAATATGTACAAAATACTTTGTTGAAAGGTTGGTCTTTAAAAGATTCGATTAACTTTTCCTTATATGGGACTTAGTTTTATAGTAAATAATCATAAATAATTGAGCCTTGAATATTTTCAAGGCTTTTTTTATATTTTAAAATGAGGTTTATTAAACCTTGTTTTCTATTTTTGAGCCGTGATGAGTAAAGAGCGGTTGATGTATGGTGATTTATGATAAATTCGGAAGTATAGTTCTTGATATTAACGTTGATGATGACAGCTATCGTTACCGGGCAATAATGAACGGTACACAGGTCGTATTGTATTATTCTCTTACGGGGCATGTAGAGGTTCCGGTAGGTTCTTATATCGAATATCAAGGGGTTAAATATACACTATGGAGACCGGAAAATTTCAAAAAACATGGAACGAGGAATTTGGAATATACCGTTGAGTTTGGTGGTGATGAAGAAGCTTTGAAAAAATACAAAGTCAAGGATTTATCAATAACTCCAAATAAACTGATTTTCTCTTATATGGCAACTCCACGTCAATTATTACAACTATTTGTTGATAATTTGAATTTGCGTGAAGGTGGGTGGAAGGTTGGAAAATGTATCGAGGGTGTAGAGAAGTTATATTCTTTCAGTAACGAATACATTTTTGATGCCTTAAATCGTAATGCAGGTGATTTAAAAACAGAGTGGAATATAGCCAACAAGACGATTGATTTATGTAAGGTTGAGTATTTTAAGGATGATCCACTGCCTTTGTCATATGGAAAGGGAAACGGCTTTTTGCCTGGTACAGGTAGGGCTAATACCGGAGACAAACAACCGATTGTCATATTGTATGTACAAGGGGGTGAAAGAAATATTGATGCCAGTAAATACGGAAGTACAACCTTGCTTTTGCCAAAAGATCAGGAAGTGGAATATGAAGGAAGAAAATACCATACATCAAAAGATGGAACGTTTCTTTATCGTTCAGATAGAGATACAACGGCTGGTCAAGAAGATGGTTACGATGGAAGCCATGTATATCCGTCCCGGGTGGGAACAATAAGTGAAGTGATTGTTGCTGATGCGGAAAAGAACTTCTACGACATAATTGATATATCTATTCCCGATGCTCTGGATTATGCACAATATAGGATAGCTGGGCAACGTGCCACAATCAAATTTGAGTCCGGCCGGTTGGCAGGGCGAGAGTTTGATCTTGAACAGACCGATGAAGAGTTAACGGGTTATGTTCATGCAGAACGTTGTTTCAAAATTGTTCCAGCAGAGTTGGACGGACAGGTAATGCCTAATGAAACTTTTCGTCCGGCTGTTGGCGATAAGTATGCTATATTCGGAATTGCTCTTCCTGATGCTTATATATGTGACAATGTAAGTAAATCAGGTGCAAGTTGGGACATGTTGAGAGAAGCTGTTAGGTATCTGTATGAAAATGAAGATGAGCAGTTTTCATTCACAGGAGAGTTGAATGGTTCTTGGGCGAAAAAACGATGGTTGGAGATAGGGGGAAAGATATTGCCTGGCGGTTATGTGTTATTCAGTGATACACAATACCAACCGGAAGGGGTATCAATTAGGATAACAGGGGTTAGAGATTACATAAACAATCCTCATTCTCCGGAAATGGAGTTGTCAAATGTTCCGGTAACAGCATCTAAATCATCGGAACTTGGCAAGATCGATTCGAACGAAGTTGTTGTTGAAGAAAAATACAAATCTGCGATAAGCTATACTCTTCGTAGGTATCGGGACACAATCGAAGCACAGGAGATGCTTGATGCGGCTTTTGATAATTATTCAAAGGGGATTGATCCAATTTGGGTGCGAACCATGTCGTTACTTGTTGGTGACGAGAGTTTGCAGTTTCGTTTTGTGGATAATAAAACAATCCCTCAGGCTGTTAATCCAAATTTTATCTACAACGATAACTCTGAGGTATTCATTGCACCTAAGTCGATTATTCAGCATATGACACTTGGAATCTCTAATATCACTGGTAAACATAAAGCTGATGAGTATAAATATTGGGATATTCCGGCTTATACGAGCCCACCGTTGGGAAATTTTGGGAAGATGTATTTCTATGCCAAATGTAGTAAAAATAGCCAGAATGGGATATTCCTGTTATCCGAAGAATCGCATGAAATGAATGAGGGTGATCAATATTATTTCTTAGTCGGTTTATTGGGGAGCCAGTATGATGGGGTAAGATCATTTGTGACCGTTTATGGCTTTACGGAAGTATTACCTGGCCGTATAACTGTAGATCGTATTATTTCTCCTGATGGCAGTAGTTTTTGGGATATGCTTTCCGGTGCTTTTCGTATCGGCAATGATATGGCTAATTTAGGGTTTAACCTTGATGGCCAAGGGCGGCTTGTCTTGAAAGGAACAATGGTGCAAAGCCCAAGTGGGCAAACCTCTGTTATTGGGGTTTACAGAGGTGATTACAATTCTTCAACAACGTATTATGAAGGAGACGAGGTTTCTTATAATGGTTCTACTTATCGTTTCAAAAAAGATCAGGGTCGGGGAATTGTACCTACCAATACCACTTATTGGGGGATAGTTGCAAAAGCGGGAACTAACGGAGAAGATGGCCGGGATGGGCAAGATGGAGACAAAGGAGATAAAGGCGATAAAGGGGATGATGGTATTGATGGACCAGTGGTTACATTCAGAGGGGAATATTCTTCTTCCAAAAGTTATTATGGTGATCGCTATCGTGTGGATTGTGTAAAACATGGCTCTACTTATTACCTTGCCAGAACAGATAATGGGGGAACGTTTTCCGGTAAGACTCCAACGAATACAAGTTGGTGGCGACCGGTTGGTGGCTCTTTTGAAAGCATTGCAACTGGTTTTCTTTTGGCTGAGACAGCAACGATAAATGGGGTAAGTTTTAATGATGGACAGATAATAGGGGCAACAAATACTAGTTTTAAAATAGATACAAAATATGGCTTGAGTAATTTTTATGATCCGAGAAACGAGTGTTTTATAGGCATCCGTCCTGGGGGTAAAAGCATAAGTATAGGATTGAGGCAGATAGCAATGGTAGATATTGAAGTTTCTGGAATGGATTATAATAATCAAGAAGGAAGAATAGTCTTAAGAAAAAGATCTGGTGGAAAAGATATTGGATCAATTTCCATTAATATGGATGGTATATATAAAGATGGGAAGAGGATTATTGATTTTTAAATATATAGCAAATGAAAGTGATTTATAACAAATTTATTCCGTTCAAAGGTTTTTCTGCAATTAACATTTTGGGAGTTGTATTTGCCAGAAAGGAATATAAGCCCTTAAAGTGGCAGACGCATAATCATGAGGCAATCCATACTGCGCAGATGCGTGAGATGTTGTATATCTTTTTTTATCTCTGGTATATATTAGAATGGTGTGTGAAGCTCTGTAAATATGGCAAGAACTCTAATCGGAATCTTAGTTTTGAAAGAGAAGCTTACACGCATCAATATGATGAAAGCTATTTACAATGTCGGCATCATTATGCTTGGTGGAAGAAACTTTAAATAATATAGAGTATTAACAATTAAATGTTTAGGTTATGAAAAAGATTTTGATGATTTTGTGTATGATGATTGTGTCTGTGGGGGTGTATGCTCAAAGCGTAGAACCGGTAATTTCTGACACTTCTTTTGTTGTAGACCTTGGTACTTTTACTGGGATTGTTGCCGTCGTTTCCTTTTTGGTGACTCAAATTTCAAAGGTTATTTCCTTTGTAAATGAGAATAAATGGGCGAAAATCGCAATATCAGTTTTTGTCGGTGCCGGTATTTGTGCGGCTTGTTGGGCTACAGGATTAGCACCATTCTTATCAGGATTAACTTGGTGGCAAGTGATTATTTATGGAGTGGGTGCTGGACTTTCTGGGTGTGGTTTTTATGAGATCGTGAAGCCGATATTGGATGCTTTGTTTGGGAAGAAAGAAGTGATTCGGTTGGATAATTAATAGGTTTAGGTTGTCAAGGCGGTGTGACAGGCCGCCTTTTGTATTTACTTGAAGATGTTTGAAAAATCTACAAGAAATAAACGTATATGGAGCAAATAGAAGGAGCAGTAACTGTTGCTAAGGGTATTAGTGACTGGGGTATGATGGCAATGACGGCAGCTTTCTTTTTAGTGTTGTCTGCAGGTTTAATGGTAGCTTGTTTTAAGTGGTTTAAGTCTATCATAAACGATATCATAAAAGGGCAAAAGGATACGATGTCGGAGTTATTAGAAGAGACAAGAACCCAAAATTCGATGTTAGCAACATTGACAGAAGGGCTAAAGCCAGAGGTGCAGTTACGAATAAAAAATACATCAAATGTATATTTTGATCTGGCAAAAGAACAAGTTTGTCGAATGATTAAAAAGATTCGAGAAGAGAATCATATTGCTGATCGTGAGGCAACAGGTAAGAAAATACGGAGCTTGCTTCGTAATCTTCATGAAGATAGGAATAGTCGTTTTGATTGCTACACTTATAAAGGCAATAAGTTATCTTCTTATACAAATTCGGATTGGATTGAAAAGGTTGCTCTGGTTGTGGAAAGTGAAATCTACAATGAAAGTGGCCCTAATAACGGTAGGGCATATACGAATGTTTCTACGGTTTATGATGATATTAAATTAGATTTTTATCACCGTTTAAATGATGTGTAAAATGAAACCAGATACAATAATTATCCATTGCTCAGCAACCCGTGTAACATCTGATTATACGGTTGAGCAGTTGGATGCCGGCCATAAAGCAAGAGGGTTCAAGCGTCCTGTTCAGACGGAACCATTAAAATATATTGGATACCACTATTACATCCGGAAAGATGGAACTATTTTCCCTGGTCGTCATGAAGATGAAACAGGGGCTCACTGCAAAGGATGGAATAGCTGTAGTATAGGTATTTGTTACGAAGGTGGTTTGGATGCTTACGGCAATGCGGCAGATACCCGGACACCAGAGCAAAAAGATGCTATCAATAGTTTGGTGAATGATATTTGTCGTCGATGGAAGATTGTGCAGGTGATCGGGCACCGGGACACTTCGCCTGATACTAACAATAACGGAGTGATCGATTCTTTTGAGCGTATCAAGGAGTGTCCTTGTTACGATGTTATTCCGGAGTATCCCAATTTTTTACCAGAAGTAATAGTACGGAGATGAAAAAATGGCATGTAATATTTTTGTTGATCGGTTTAGCTGTAAGTTTTTTTGTCGGTTATTGGACACGAGGAACTTGTGTAATAAATGCACAGGTTCAATCCGACACGATAATCGTGATTGATACAATACGGGATTCGGTACCGGTGCCGGTCAGGGAGGTAGTTACAAAGTACATCCAGGTACCGGCAGATACGATAACGAAGTATGTCAAAGGTGATACAGTGGTCCTTCCGGTTATACAAAAAGAATACTTAACATCAGATTATCGTGCCTGGGTATCTGGCTACAACACGGCTCTGGATAGTATAGATGTTTTTCCCCAGACAGTCTATATCACAAAAAAGATACCGGTCAGACGGTGGGGGCTGGGGGTGTCGACCGGATACGGTGTCGGTCAATCCGGTCTGTCACCCTATATTGGTGTCGGGGTATATTATAGGATTTGGTAGCGTATTTTCCATAGTATTAATTAAGATTAGTAATTGGGACCGCTTTGCCCGTGAGGGTTGAGTGGTTTTTCTATGTTAGATTATATTTACTATATTTGTGAAAAATCACATTAGTATGAGAAATAAAATATTTGCTATACTTTATTATAGTTCCCTGTTAGATCAAATACAATTTCTAGGAACAGGTTTTGTTGTATCGAAAGGAGGTTTCTTTATAACGGCAGGTCATACGTTGGGGCGGTTAGGACAAATATTCTTAGATAAGGGTAAATTTAGAGCAGTATTCATTGATGATAGTAGTAATTACCGATGTGTCCCTTTTTCAACGATATGCTATAAGTATTTATCAAAAGCTAAACAGAGTCCACCTGTTTTATATGACATAGCGTATGGATGTTTAAAAGAAGGAGAGTATGAATATTTTATGGTTGAAGATAAATTGTCCAATATTGGTGAAATATTAATAGCTCCACATTACAAGTTGGCAAATCAAAGTAATTTTTTTGGAAAATCTTTTGAGGATACTATTGATATAAGTTTATTAATGTATTTTAATCCGTCTATGTCTGTGTTGAAAAACGTGAATGCCAGTGTTTTGGATAACGAGTATTCGAATTGTATGCAATTGACACAAAGTACGAAAATAGCAAAAGGAGCAAGTGGTTGCCCTCTTGTCAATACAAAAGGTTACGTTTCAGGTGTATTTGTTGCTGCGTCAGAAGTGGACGATAAAAGGTATGCTTTAAATGCTTTGTCAATATATGAACTGAGTAAAGATTAATCTCTGCTTTCTAATATAATAGGTAATGAATATTGATAAGGTTTTGTCCTTACCTTTGTTCTTGGTGGTTGAGTACCCCAAATTCATAGTTAAGGTTAACGTCTGGAGTAGAAATATTCTGAACATTTTTTAGATTTTTGGCTAAAAATAAGTGTTTTATAAGTTTTATTGTGTATATATAATTTATTTGAATATGTTTGAGAGGATTTGTATAGTATCTAAAGAGCAACAGCCTTTAAATGTATCTCTTCTAATAGATACAATGTTGTTTTATAGTGAAGTTAATGTTTTTGTTGAAAGTAAAGGTCTAGTAAATCTATTGAGATGTTTTGGTCCTGAATTTCTTGCAGACCTTATTAATAAAAAACGCTTAAAACTACATATACTACGAACTCATGTTGGAAGTCCTGTGGTTACAAAAGATGCACAAAAGCAATTTGGTTTAGGTATTCTAACTAGTAAAAATGTAGATAAAGAAGAATCTTTATTTAGAGCATATAAAGAATTTGATGATAATCTTGTTGCTGCTAGAAGATTTGCCAAACGTTTTTCATTTGTAACAAGCTCTTACTATTATAAACAAGAATTGGGGAACATCTTGAAAGAAGATTTACATAATGCAAATTATTTGAATAAATCCTTTCTTGAATATCTTAAACAGCAGTATCCTATGTATTCTCAAACAAATGATTTGATATTTGAGATAGAGGATGTCAATGATGGATATTATCCTTTTGATTTATATAATATTCAATCGAATTTAGATATACCACAGCTAAATAAGCTTAACGAAGAAATGGGAATACATTCTGAGTTTGATTATTCAAGTTTTCTTTTATCATTAGGAGAAGCTAGAGGGGATAATTATGTTGCTGCTACATTTGATGGAGAATTGGAAACAAATAATATGTCTTCTAGGTTAATCAATTTGCAGTTAACAAATTGTTTATCAAGACGAAAAAAGAGTCAGGAAGAAATAGATTTATTTCAAAATCATATTATATGTAAATATCCTAGTTTAGGAGATGCATATGTGAAAAAAGTAATAAGTAGTAGACAATTGTTACTTTTGTTAGAAGAGGGAGATAGATTTAGAACTTGGTTATCGGGTGTATCTAATGATGAATCTCTGATTTATAAATATTTGGAAGAAACAACAAATAAAATATTAGTTGATAATCCTTTCATAAAGACTATTCGTGTGGTACTGTGTTTTTTGTTCGGGTGTATGTCAAATGGGTTAGGTCTGGCTGTTTCAGCTGGAGATGCTTTTTTTTGTGATAGGTTGATAAAGGGTTGGACTCCAAATCTTTATATTGATAATAAATTGAAACCTGTACTTGGAGGAAATTTATTATTATAGCTAATTGAAAATTTTTATTATTTTATAAGGGGGGGGAGAGAAGAAGCCCCCAGCCGTTAGTAAAACCTCTAACCTTCCTACTAACGCAAAACACGCGACGAACCCGCATGGCCGGGGGCTGTAAGCCCTCTTCCACGGGTCCGTCGCGTTTTGCTTTTAGGAAAGTTAGAGATCACAAATATAGTAACTAATGGCAACATATCAAAACAAGCGGCCATGTAAATCCGACCAGGTCGTAAATGAGCAGTTACGATCAGGAAGAAAGGCTCTGAAATATGTTCGTCGTAAAACTACCGAAATGCAAGGTGTCTTATCAAGCTATCTTTCGTTTCCGGATATTTCTTCACCTATGTCATTTATAGAGTCGCTCGGTGATTTGAAGAGCGATAATGCTTCTTTGTCCGGTTTGTCTGAATAGATAAATTTCAGAACCATACTGTTGGCTTCATTGATTGCTTTGAAGTCTTTTTCTATATAAATGTCGGTGACTTTCATTTCTTCGTCAACGTGATTCAGACCTTCATGTACAACGTATTTGTTGATTTTTAAAATGTTGAGGGCTATTGTAGCCCATGAATGCCGGGCTGCGTAAAACTCCAAGTCCTCAATATCCAATTGTGAACCAATTTCTTTTAGCCCTTTGTTTACAGCTTGATTGAAGGTGTTCTCGTCACGATACATTTGATAAAATCGGAATACCCGTTTACCGGTTTGATCTCTGTATGCTTCAAATAGTTCTTTTATTTGCTCTTGTATTTCAATAATGATTTTGGCATTGTCGCTTCTCCGGCTTTTTGTTTTTTCACGGAAATAGGTTATTCGATCATTATTAAGTATAGTGCAGTTGAATAAATCAGCCGTATTCATACCTAATAGGCCGAATGATAGAATGAACACATCTTTTGCCAGGTTGAACCTGCAATTCTGTGGAATCTTTTTCCTGGCATTTTTTCTGTATAGATATGGAATGTTGATTATTGCCCGGATTTTTTCAGTTGGTAAACTTCTCTTTCTTGTTTTTTCTTCCTTGGGTATTTTGAATTTAGAAAAAGGAGACCAGGGAATAGGTATTTTACCAAACTCTTCATCGTTATATTTTGCCTTTGCTTCGTTGTGTAGATGACGTAGGTTTCCAAGGTATTGAGACAATGCCCGGTGGGAAGTTATTCGTTTGCCTTGTTTGGCCTGTATTTTGTTTCTTTCTTCTTTTTCTTTGATTAGCATATTTGCAAAATCAGTAAGAAGGCTATTATTGATTTCTGATATATATAATGTGTCACGTTTAACAAGACGTTTGAGAGCTTTGATCGCACACTTATAGTTTTGTGCAGTACCTGTCTGTCCGTTTTGTTCCATCGCCACAATGAATTCATTGGCAAATGAAAAAAAGTCAATGTTACCCTCCTTGGGCTTACTTCCGTTTTCCAGTTCAGAAATTAGTTCTTCTATAGGCATACTTTTTAATCGTAGTCCGAGGTCAGCACAAATATTCTGGTATATATCTATGATCTTATCCGTTTTGTCGGTAATATTTTTTTTTAGTTTGAATGTACGGGTAATGTCATCGGCTTTTGCATAAATGGGAGTTGCCAGATATTTAATCTGGCGATTATGGGTTACTCGGATTTTTACATTCCATGTACCGTCGGCTTTTTTGTGATGTTTTTGTATTAATGATTTGAAGGTTGCCAT